CGGTTCGGAAGGGAACCAAACATGAAGAACGCGAACGAGCTGGTCGGCATGATCACCCTGTACGGAACCTCGCAGATCGGCGCCGGGTGGCTCGCGATGGCGAAGGGCGACGAGAAGCCGATGGGCACGGGCACCCCGCGTGACGGCCGCACGTTCACCGAGGCGGTGTGGGCGGCCGTCGAGCTCCTGCGCGAAGTGCGCGGCGTCGAAGGCAAGGTGCGGATCTTCGCCCCCGGTGGCGAGCGCTTCACCGACGTTGACACCCGCGGCCACGTGCCCGCCTACGGCTCGCTGGTCTGGCAGGCGGCCTGATCGAACCTCGAGCGGCCGGGGCGCAAGCCCTGGCCGGCTCGGCTCACCCCGAAGCACAACCGCAGGAAGGGAACCCCATGAAGACCACGAAGATCACGAAGCTGCAGATCAACCCCGAGACCGAAGCCGAGCGCGCTGCGGTCTTCACCGCGATCGAGCTCGCGATCGCCTGTCACGAGGGCGACGACGAGCACGCGGGCACTGTGCGCGAGCTCGCGGCCGCGCTGCCCGATCTCCGCGGCAAGGTGTGGGCGGCCGTCGAGCTGTCGCCGGCGGCCCTGGTGCTGCTCGAAATGGGCCTCGAGGTGCACGCCGACTGGTGCGAAGAGCCCGAAGCCGACCCCGACTCCCAGATCACCGGCCCGACGGCGCGGAAACTCGCGGGCGAGCTCGAGGCGCTGCGCGCGCAGGGCGGTGTCCAGTGAAGGCCGCCAAGCTGGTGAGGGGGGCGCTCGTGTTCGTGCGCTTCGGCACCGCGGGTTGGCAGGTGGCCGAAGTGCTCGCGCTCGAGCTCGGCAAGCTGCGCGGCGTGCAGGTGCGCAAGTGGCGCGACAACTCGCAGCGGTGGACCACGCCGGTCTGGAAGGAAGCGGGTGCGTGCTTCCAGCTCGAGCACATGAGCGACGAGCAGAAGCGCCGGCCCGAGAACGCGCGGCTCCTGCGCCTGCTCGAGCGCGCCGACCAGGCCCGGCAGCTCTCGGCAGAGATCGCCGCGATCAACGCCACGCCGGTGGGCACGATCGAGCCCGGCCCCGACGGACGCAACCGCTACGTGCCGGCGAAGCGCGAGCCCTCGGTGCTCGAGCGCGCGCAAGCGGCGATCTCCGACGCCCGCGCCGGCCGCGGCCTCGAGGCGGTGCTCGAGCTCGGCGAGGCCCTGGCGCGCAAGCTCACCGCGTCGACCAGCTTCGCCGATCTGCTCGACGCCTGGCCGAAGCACGGCTACCGGCCAACGGTGCGCGTCGACATGGGCCCCGAGTACGAAGCCCTCGCCGAGCTCTACGACTTCGCGCAGGCGCGCGCGGGGCGCCAGGTGGTCGCCTACCGCGGGGGCGGGGCGGCCTGGTCTCGCCGCGAGCAGGTGGCCGACCCGATCTGAAGATTCCGCTTGCAGTCCGCAACGGCTGGCCTTACTGTTTGGGGGTGGGGCGGATCGCCCGCCCCCGGTTCGGAAGGGAACCCAACATGCTGCAGATCGATCGCACCCTGTCGTTGACGGTCACGAGCCCGAAGGCCGCCGAGCGCCTGCTCGCCGCGCTGTCTCTGGCCGTCGGGCTGAAGCTCACCGATGTGGCCGCCCTCGAGCTCGAGGCCGCGCAGAAGGAACTGCGCCGGCGAACGGCCACCCGCGCGAGCGGCCGGTTCACGTTCGGCCCGGAAGCGGCCGAAGCCCTGGCGCGCGCCTTCGAGGAACGGGCAGAGGTGGTCGCGTCGATCCCCGGCTGCAAGCTGGATCCCGACGAAGAGCTGCAGGCGGCCGACTACATCCGCCGGGCGGTGCGCCCATGAAGATCGTCGACTACTTCGCAGGCGCCGGCGGTTGGAGCACCGGCGCGCGCTCGGTGGGCGGCCGCGTTCTCGTCGCCCTGAACCACTGGCAGGTGGCCGTCAACACCCACGCGGCGAACCACCCCGACACGCGGCACGTGTGCCAGGACGCCGGGCTCTTCGACCCGCGAGAGCTGCCGGCGCACGACCTCTTCCTCGCCTCGCCCGCCTGTCAGGGCCACTCGCGAGCGCGCGGAAAGGAACGCGCCGAGCAGCGCAAGCACTTCGACGCCACGCGGGCGACTGCCTGGTGCGTGGTGAACGTCGCCGAAGTCTGCAGGCCTCGAGCGCTGGCCGTCGAGAACGTGCCCGAGTTTCGCGAATGGACTCTCTATCGGCAGTGGCGCGAAAGCCTCGAGGCCTTGGGGTATCAAATCGTCGAGCACGTGTTCGACGCGGCCGCCTTTGGCACTCCACAGGAGCGGCTGCGGCTGATCGTGACAGGCTCGCTGCGACAACCGATCAAGCTCGTCGCCCCCAATCTACCCGCGGCGCCCGCTCGAGAGCTGATCGACTGGACCTCGGGTGCGTGGGGACCGACCGACGGCCGCGCAGCACGCACGGCTGAGTGCATCGCCGACGGGCGCCGACGCTTCGGCGATCGGTTCCTGGTGCCCTACTACGGCAACACGCGCACGGCGCGCAGCGTCGACCGGCCGATCGGAACGATCACCACGAAGGATCGGTACGCGGTGGTCGACGGCGATCGCATGCGCATGTGCACGGTCAACGAATACCGGCGGGGCATGGGGTTCCCGAGCTCCTATGTGCTCACCGGCAACACGACAGAGCAGAAGAAACAGCTCGGCAACGCCATCCCCCCGCCCCTCGCCGCGGGGTGCGTCGAGCAGATCCGGGAGGCCCTGTGAAGGTGAAGACCCTCGAAGAGATCGCCCGTGAAGAGCTCGGGTTCCTCACGCTCGAGTCACGCAAGAGCGACGATCTCGACTTCCGCAGCGTGGCGTGCTGGCAGGTCTTGCGCGCGCTCGAGCTCGCCTACGCGCAGGGCTACCAGGCGCGCGAGCGCGAGCAGAAGGGCAAGGCCTCGCCGTGACTTCGCCGATCTCCAAATTCGAGGGCTTCAACGACGAAGAGCTCGAGCACTTCAACGGCAAGCTGCACGTGAAGATCGTGCGGTGCGATCGCTGCCGCCGGCGGGTGCTCCTGCGTGACACCGTGCCGTCGGCCGGGCTCAATCACCAGCGCTGCCGAGACGAGAAGCGGTGCGCCACGCCCGCGCCGATCTACTCCGACGAGCTCGCCGACTTCCACGAGATCTCCCTGGCCGACGCCCGGCGGTTGAAGCTGCTCGGGCCCTGCCGGTGCTGCGGCGCGATCCACACCTGGAAGCAGTACCTCGAGCTCGAGCCCCCGCGGGGCGGTTCGCAGCAAGAGACCACCGACGACAACGGGGCGCCCGCGTACCTCGAGCTGAGGAACTGCGCCTGCGGCTCAACCCTCGCCAGGAAGGAACCGAAACCATGATCACGATGCTCGATGGCGACGCGCTTGCGGTGCTGCCCTCGCTTCCGGCTGACTCTTTCGATGCGATCGTCACCGATCCGCCATACGGCGAAACAAGCCTCCAATGGGACCGCTGGCCGGTCGGCTGGGTGCAGCTCGCTCTTCGAGCGCTTAAGCCAACCGGCTCTCTCTGGTGCTTCGGTTCAATGCGAATGTTCCTCGAGACATGGGAGGAATTCGACGGGCTGCGATTCGTGCAGGATGTGATCTGGGAAAAGCAAAATGGGTCGGGGTTCATATCAGACCGATTCCGGCGCGTGCACGAGCACGCCCTCCATTTCGTGAAGACGGGTGCCAAGTGGGCGGACGTGTACAAGTCGCCCGTTTTCACAATGGACGCGACCGCTCGCCAGGTCCGCCGCAAGACGCGCCCGGCACACATGGGCCAGATCGGCCAATCGGCCTACACGTCAGAAGACGGCGGCCCAAGGCTTATGCGGTCGGTGATTTTCGCGAAGAACTGCCACGGTAGAGCCGTGCATCCGACCCAAAAACCAGAAGCGATCGTGGAGCCCATTCTTCGCTATTCAGTGCCACCAGGCGGCTCAGTGCTCGACCCGTTTGCAGGTAGCGGCACCACCCTGCTTGTTGCCCGCTCCCTTGGGCTGAGTGCCACCGGAATTGAGGCAGACGCCGAATACGCCTCCGCAGCAAGAGCGCGACTCGGGGCAACGCTCCCTTTGGTGACTCGATGAGCCGGCCTGCCTTCGCCGTGTACGCGATCCGCAAGGGCAAGGTGTGGGTGTCGGCCGGCCGCGCTGTGCAGTCGGCCGACGGCTCGCTGAACGTCACGCTCGACGTGCTGCCGCTCGACGGGCAGCTTCACATCCGGCCGATCGTCGACCAGGTGAAGCCGCAGATCTTCGTGGTGCTCGACGGCGCCGACGGCCTGGTGATCATGGAACAGGCCCGCCCGTCGGCCCCCGCGGTGAAGGTCGGCGAGCTCGCCCACGGGCAGGGCCACCCGATCGATCTCGTCTACAACCAGGCCCTCGAGCACGCGCGCGCTCGAGGCGCCGAGCTCGCGACCAACTGGTTGCGGCACTGGCGCGCAGAAGAGGAACCCACGTGAAGAACAGCAAGCCGAAGAGCGAAGCGAAGGTCCACACCTGCGGCGTGCCGGGGTGCGGCACCGAGTTCACCCACGGCGGCCTGGCCGGTCGTGACGGTGAGATCCCTCTTTGCCCGCGGCACTATCACCGCAAGCGCCGCGGGGCGACGGACGCCGAGCTGCAGGCGCCCGCGCAGGAGCGCGGCCAGGGCGAGCGCAAGCCGGTCATGTTCCGACCCGCCCCCGAGGTGCTGAAGAAGCTGCAGAAGGTGCGCAAGCTGCAGGCTCGCGGCGAGGGCGGCCCCTACGAGGGAAAGCGCAAGCTCAGCATGGGCGAGCTCGTCGAGCGCGCGGCGGTCGAAGCTCTCGCGGTGTGGTTCCCCGGCGGCTTGTGATGCGCACCGGGGACGCCGAAGTCGAGGTGTGGCTCGAGGGCGCCGGCGGGCGCTCCTACCTGCTCTTCGTGCAGTCACAGCGGCAGGGTCCCATGGACTCGAAGCGCTGGAAGCGACCGCGCTACGGATGGCACGTCGAGCGCTGGCAGGGCGATGGCGACGACGACGACGGGCCCAACCTGGTGACGCGCCGCAAGTGGGCGCCGACGTTTCAAGAGGCGATGCGCCGGGCTCGCCGAGCCGCCGAAGCGATCGAGGCGAAGCGGTAGGGCTTGCCGGCGGTGCGCGTGGGGGCGAGGCTGCAGGCCAGGACGGGATCACCACAGTGCAAACGGATGCACAGCTCGAGGGCGGGTCGGCGCCGGCGAGCTCAACCACGCCGACTGGAGCTATCCCCATGAGCACGATCAAAGAGTCAGCACAGAAGAACGCCACCGAGATCGCCCGCGTGTTGAAGGGCGCGGCGATCACACAGCTCGGCAAGCGCGGCGCCGAAGCTCTCGAGAAGAACCTGCCCGGCGGTTTCGAGGGGGCGGCCGCCGGCGAGCCCTCGGGGTTCATCGCGCGGATCGCCGAAGAGCAGATCGGTAAGCGCGCGCGCGGCACCGAGGACGCCGAGTTCGTCGAGAACACGAAGAAGCCGAACTTCGGCGCCGAGCTGCGCGCGGCCATGGGCCAGCCCGCCGACGAAGAGCTCGAGGCGAAGGCGAAGGCCGGCGCGGTGGCATTCCTGGCGAGCATGCCGCCCCCTCTCGAGCGCGCCGAGCTCTCGGTGGTGATGCTCGAGGAATCGCCCACGAACCCGCGCAAGACCTTCGCCGGCCTCGAAGAGCTCGCCGAGAGCATGCGCAAGCTCGGGTGCCTGCAGCCGATCATCGTGCGGCCGTTGCCTGCCGGCGGCTACCAGGTGGTCGCCGGCCACCGCCGAGTCCGCGCGGCCAAGCTGGCGAAGCTCGAGACCCTGCCGGCTGAGGTGCGGCCGCTCACCGACGCGCAGGTCATGGAGGTCCAGCTTGCCGAGAACCTGCAGCGCTCGGATCTCTCGCCGCTCGAGGAAGCCGAAGGCTACGAGTGGTTGCACCGCGAGATCGGTATGACGGTCGACCAGATCGCGCAGAAGCTCGGGCGCACGAAGGCGACGATCTACGGGCGCATGAAGCTGCTCGATCTCTCGCCCACCTGCCGCAAGGCCCTCGCCGAAGGCAAGATCCCCATGTCGGTCGCGGCGCCCCTGGCGCGGTGCGGCCGGCACGTCGACCAGGAGAAGGCGCTCAAGGCGATCCGCGCGCGCGCCGAGAACAACGGGGGCGAGATCAACGCCCGCGCCGAAGTCGAGTGGCTGCAGAAGGAATACACGCGCAGCATGAAGAGCCCGCCCTTCGACGTGCGCGACGAGATGCTGCTTGAGGGCACGCCGGCGTGCACGAAGTGCCCGAAGCGCACCGCGAACATGCCCCGCGAGCTCTTCGATACGAAGCCGGCCGACACGTGCACCGACGTGCCGTGCTTCATGGCGAAGAGCCGGGCCCACTTCGATGCTGCGGCGAAGGCGGCCGCCGCCGACAAGGGGGCGCGCGTGCTGTCGATCGAGGAAGGCGCCGCGTTGTTCCGGTTCGACACGCTCGGGCCCGACTCGAACCTGGTCGAGCTCGACACCCCGAACACCGCCGACACGAAGCGCCGGCCCTGGCGCGAACTGCTCGAGAAGCTGCCCGAAGAGAAGCGTCCGCAGCTCGTCGTCGCCCCCGATCGGAACCTGGCGCCGCGGCTCCTGGTCGACCGAAAAGAGATCACGAAGGCGCTCGCCGACGAGACCGGCATGAAGTGGGCGGTCGAAGCCACGGCGAAGCCGGCGCGGAAGTCGAAAGAGGAAGTGGCCGCCGCACGCGAAGAGAAGAACGAAGCGAAGGCCCGCGCGGCTGCAGCGCTGATCGCCGCGCAGAAGATCGCCACGGCCGCAGCGAAGGGCCCCACGCCGGGCGAGTGGGCTGTGATCTTCGAGGCGGTCTCGGGCGCCTCGAGCTTCCGCCCCGAGGTCTTCGAGGCGCTGCAGGTGAAGAGCTTCGCCGAGCTCGACAAGCGCATGCGCAAGGCCGCGGTGGGCGAGGTGATCACCGCAACCCTCACGCTCGCGCTCGTCGAGTCGGGCCACCTCGAGGCCGACGAGGGCTTCACCGACGAGCTCAAGGCACTGGCGAAGGGCCGCGGGGTGGATCTCGCTGCGATCGAGAAGGCCTGCGCGGTGGTGACGCCGGCCGACGAGAAGCCGGCGAAGGCGAAGCGGGGCCGGAAGTGAACCCGCTGCTCGCCGTGGCGCTCGAGCTCGCAGGGTCTCGGGGTGGGGTACAGGTGCGCTTCATGCCTGCCCTGCTCTCGAGCACCCGGCAGCTTCGGTACGTTTCGACCCCTGGTCTCTTCGGTGGCCGGATCGACTTCGTGATCGCCTGGTCGCCCGAGGTGCTGCGGTTCCTGGTCGCCGGCCAGCACGCGGCCTGGCACGACTTCGAGCACGAGCACTGCCGCACCTGGACCGACGCTGCCGGCTGTCGCTGTGACGTTGAACCGATGTGAGGGAGATCGCCATGTGGAAGCTGATCGCCGTGGTCGTGCTGCTCGCCGGGTGCGACGTTGAAGAGCCCGTCGAGAACCTGATCGAAGCCGCGCCGAGCGTGCAGAACACGCCCGAGGGCCCCGAGGTGTTCCCGCCGGGCTGGTATCTGCACGACTACCCGGCCTACTGCGTGATGCTCGCCCGCGATCGCGAGGGCCAGGCCCGCCGGTGCTACGACTACTCGAGCGCGCCGGCGGGTCACTGCTCACCGACGAGCTCGGGCGGGTGCCGGCACTTCGGTTTCTGAGTTACGGGTTGCAAACGCTCAGCGGCAGAGCGAGTGTGAAGCCGCAGTCCAACCACGAAGGAAGGGAACAGAATGAAGATCGTCAAGCTCGAAGCGGAGAACGTGAAGCGCCTGCGCGCGGTAAGCATTGAGCCCGACGGCTCGGTGGTCGTCGTGCGAGGGAACAACGGCCAGGGCAAGTCGTCGGTGCTCGACTCGATCGCCTATGCGCTCGGCGGGAAGTCGCTGCAGCCGGCGAAGGTGATCCGCGACGGTGAGAAGGAAGCGATCGTGCGCGTCGAGCTCGACGGGCTCACGATCGAGCGCAAGTGGACCAGCAACGATCGCAGCGTGCTTGAGGTCCGCGCGGCCGACGGCTCGAAGGTCTCGAGCCCTCAGACCATGCTCGACTCGCTGGTCGGCCGGCTCAGCTTTGACCCGCTGGCCTACCTGTCGATGCCGCCGGCCAAGCAGCTCGAGGCGCTGCAGAAGGTGGTCGGGCTCGACTTCCGCGAGCTCGACGAGCAGCGCAAGCGCGCCTACGACGAGCGCACCGAGGTGAACCGCAAGGTCAACCACACGAAGATCCAGCTCGAGCCGCTGCGCGACTTCAGCGACACCGAGCCCGTGTCGCTCGCCGAGCTCAGCGACCAGGTGGCCGCCCTCAGCTCGAGGCGAGCCGACGAGCAGGCCGCGGCGAAGAAGCTGAAGGCCCTGGTCGACGACAGGCGCGCGGCCGCTCACCGCGTGAAGGCGCAAGAGACCCGACTCGAGAACCTGCGCCGACAGCTCGAGCAGGAGTCGGCGCACCTGCAGGAGCTCATGCTCGAGGCCGAACGGCTCGAGCGCACGGACACCTCCGAGCTGCAGGCCGTCGCCGATCACGAGCTCGAGACGATCGAAGAACTCGAGACCGTGAAGGCGAAGATCAAGGACGCCGAGCTGATCAACGAACGCGCGCGCAAGGTCGCCGAGCGGCGCCGGCTCGAGAAGGTGCTCGGTGATCACGAGGGCGAGAGCTACGCCCTCACCAAGCAGATCGAGAAGATCGACGCGATCAAGCTCTCGAAGATCGAGGCCGCGCGGTTCCCGGTGCCGGGGCTTTCGTTCGGCGAGGTGGGGGTGCTCTACAACGGTCAGCCCTTCGAGCAGGCGAGCCAGGCTGAGAAGCTGCGCGTGTCGCTCGGCATGGGCCTGGCGCTCAACCCCACGCTGAAGGTGCTGCTGATCCGCGATGCCTCGCTGCTCGACGAGAAGTCGCTGCAGCTCGTCGCCGCGCAGGCCGCCGAAGCCGGCGCGCAGGTCTGGCTCGAGGTGGTCGGCAAGAACGGGATCGGGATCGTGATCGAGGACGGCGAAGTCGAGGCCGTGCACCTCGAGGAAGAGAGCCCGCTGTGAAGACCCCGACGCCCGAAGAGCGCAAGGCCTTCCTCGAACTGCAGGCGAAGCACTGCAGCGAGACCGGGGCCCCTCACTTCATGCCCACCGACGGGATCTGCTGGCACTGCGGCCGCGATGTGGTCGCCGTCGAGCTCGAGCGGGGGAACAACGGCTCCGAGCTCGTGACCGGGTGCCGGTGGTGCAGCTACTCCTACTGCGAGTGACCGCCATGACCGACCGACAAGCACACGATCGCAAGGTGAACGAGCTGCGCGCCCTGGTGCGGAACTTCCTGCACGCGAAGATCGGGAACCACTTCAAGCGGCCGGGCGCCACCCTCACCGATGCCGAGCTCGCCGCATCGGTGAAGGCGTCAGCCGAGTAGGTCGACGCGGCGATCTCCGCGCTCGGGCTCTAGCTCGGCGAGGCCTTCAACATCGGCCGCACCTGCTACGACTTGACCGCCGAGCAGGTGATCGAGTCCGTGCAGGCGAACGTCTTCGCGCCCTGCGGCGTGCACGTGGTCTCTGCGCAGCTCGTCAAGGCCGCCGAGCCCACGAAGCACTGATCACCAGGAGAACCGGGCCCCGATGCCGGCTTCGGCCGTCGGGCCCCACCCCGCCGGGGTGCCTGGCAGGGGCGCGGTGATCTGCCCGTAGCCGAAGAGCGTGACCCCTTCGGCCGGGCGGTAGCCGGCCTCGAGGCGGCCGAAGGCGCCCACGCCGGTCTTCACGCCGGCTGTCGCCTCGAGGTAGCCCCGCCCGACGCCAAGCTCGGTGGCCCTGGTCAGGCCCTCGAGCACCTTCGCGTTCACCGCCTCGAGCGAAGCAACCACCGCGCGGGGAACGTCGGAAGCCGGCGCCGTCGGGGCGTTCAAGGGCCCGCGGTGGTCTCGGGCTTCGGCTCGGCGAGCTCAGCCGGCGGATCCATGCGCGAGGCTTCGACAGCGGCCGCCGCTTCCTTCACGGTGGGGGTCGGCGCGCGCTTCGGGCCGGCCTTGCCGATTTCGGTGGTGACCGCCGGCGAGCTCTTCATGACGGCCACCGCGCGCTCGAGCATGCCCGACAGGAAGGCCGGCATGCCCGCGGGGTTGAAGCCGAGCACCTTGGGCGCTTCGGCGAGCAGGTCGCCGGCGATGCCCTTGAACACGGCGAGAGCTCGCGACTTGAGCAGGGCGGCCTCTTCGGGGGTCAGCTTGCCGTCGGCCAGGGCCTTCTGCAGCTCGGGGCGGATCTCAGCTTCGGCGTGCGTGACGGCTTGCTGCATCGCCACCCACAGCCGGTTCGCCAGCGACCAGGCGGCCCCGTCCTTCGCGCGCTTCGAGAAGTAGAGGCCGACGGCGCCGAGCGCTGCGGTGAGCGCCAGGCCGCCGAGCGTCGCCAGGCCCATGAAGAGGATCCCCATGGGGGTCGTGCTCGAGGGCTCGGCGGTGGTCGGCTCCTGCGCGAGCGCGGGCAGCGCGAGCAGGCACAGCGTGAAGGTGAAGCGGATCAGGGTTCGCATGCGTTCCTCGGGGATCGGAGTTGGGTGCTGCTACGTCAGTCGTTCGTCCAGAAGCGGATCGGACGGGCGCCACCGAAGCACGCGGCGAGCTCGCCCGACAAGGTGCACACGCGGCCGGCCTGCGCGACCAGGGTTCGGCCGACGGGGGCGGGCCGCACGAGCGCGATGTGGCCGGGCTTTTGCGGCAGAGGGTTCTGCCAGGTGGCGAAGGTGGGGAACCCATTGTTCGCGCGCAGGCGGGCGGTGCTCTCGTCGACTTCGCGCCACCCGAGCTCGGGGCCCTGCATTGCGCCGCCGTTCTGCAGCCGGTGCTCGAGCCACAGACAGAGATCGTTCGCCCTGGTCTCGAAGCCGCGGATCCAGTGCGGCAGCTCGGCAGACAGTGCCAGCGAGACGTGCCACGCGAAGATGTTGCACCAGGTGAGCCCGTTGCCCGGCGCGTAGAAGGGGTCGTCGATCGGGAACTGCGCGAGCACCTGCAGCAAGGCCTGCGCGCTGCGGTTGTCGCTGCCGTTGGTGACCCCGAGCCGGGGGCGATCCCACCGCGCGAACTGCCCGTTGCTCAGCGGGGGGAACTGGAAGCCAGTGCTCATCGCCGCGCCAGGTCTGCCAGGTGCGGCTGCTGCAGCTCTTCGCGCTTCTCGTCGACCTTGCGCGCGAGCTCGCGGGGCTGCTCGAGCGGGGCCGGCTTGCACTCGCGAACGGCCGCGGTGACTGCCCGAATGCAGGCCTGCGCCGCCTTCGGGTTGATCTTCGGCTTGTGCTGCAGCTTCGGGGCTGCGCTCATGATGCCTCCTGTGGTGAGGGGGGTCGCCGCTCGAGCACTTCGATCATGCGCGCCTCGAGCTCCTGGTGCGTGTTCCAGCGCTCGGCGAAGGTGGTCGTCAACGTGACCACTTCGCGGAGGGTCTTCTGGTGCGCGCGCTTCTCGAGCATGAAGAGCGCGAACACGGCGATCAACGCCAGGAGGGTGAGAGCCAGGAAGCCGGCGAGGGGCTGTCGCTCGAGGAAGTCGGCGAGGCCTTGCGCTTGAGAGAGCGTGGCGGGGTTCATGCCCGCCAAACCCTATCAGCGCTCACACGCCCATGACCACCACGTAGGCAACCCCGGTGGTGCTCGTGAGGTTCACCGTGCTCGGCGTGGCAGCGTCGACCACCTCGAACACCACGCGGGTGTCGCTGCGGCCGAAGGCGTCGCCCGCGGTTTGGTCGATCGGGTTGCAGGTGCGCGCACCGCCCGAGCTCGCGTCGACGGTGGTCACCACGCTGCGCGTGGTCTTCGTCACGCTGCGCGCGAGGTCGAGGTACCAGCGGCCGCTCGCCGCGGTCTGGAAGCCGACGGCCGACACGTTCTGCCCGGCGATGATCGAGATCCCGCCACCCGTCCACTGAACGCGAGCCCACGCCTTCACCATGAGGCCCGGCGAGAGCAGATCGTTCTGCGGCGTGGAACTCGCCAGCGTGCTCGCGATCATCTGCAGGTAGCCGGTGAGCTCGGCGTCGCCGAGCGCCTGGATCGACTTGCCGCGGCCGGCTTGCCCGACGCCACCGGCGACGACCAGGCCGACGCCACCGATCCGGTTGTTGGAGTCGTCGTTGACGTTGCCGCCCTGAATCGTGAGACCGACGCCAGGCAACCCCTCATCGTTCAAGAGCCCGTCGACGTTGCCGCCGCGGAGATAGTTGGTGCCCGCGTTGCTTCCGTACCCGATAGAGCCGTCGCCGGTGGCGTCGCCGGCCGCCACGTCGAAGCCGTTGCCCGCGTTGAAGGTGCCGTCAGTCAGCGAGCTCGGACCACCGCGCACGCGCAGGCCCAAGCCACCGTGCGTCGAGCTCTCTTCGGGATCGGAGCCGATGAACTCGCCACCCCACGCGGCCGCGCCCGCACCGCCATGGCCGCGCACGCCAGGGCGCCCAGACATGTTCGACTCTCCGAGCACACCGGCCGAACTGGTCGGTTCGCTGCCGGCTTGCAGCGAGCCGGTGACAGCCGAGTACCAGGAACTCACGCCGATGATCGGCGAACGGCCCTCCGCGTAGAGAGCGTTGCCGACTCCCGTCGTGGCGGTGTTCAGGAAGTAGCCCCCGAACCCGAACTCATGGTTCGACTCACCCCACACGCCCGGCGCCCCGCTGACGGTCGCTGTCCCCTTCACAGCCGGAACGCCCACCACTGCGCTGGTGCCGCGGATCCCCGGAGTCGCTGCGAATGCCGGGGCGAGCACGCCAGCGTTGAAGGTCTGCAGCGCGGTCCACGTGTGCGCTTCGCTCTCGAAGGCGTCGAGCCAAACCACCCACTGATGAACGAGCTTCATCCACCAGTTGAACCACTGCGCGGGAGGCTTGAAGCTCACCGGCCAGCCGGCCTGCTTCTCGGCGAGCAACGGCTCGGTGATGCTCGCCCCACCCGTCGCCCACTCGGCCTTGTTCGTCGGTTTCGTTGCCATGAGATCTCCGGTGTATCAGACGCGGTCGGCACCCACGAAGGCGCCGCCGGTTGCGGGGTTCGCGCTGTCGCCGAAGCCCTGCGAGCTCGAGGCCTGCAGGGTGGCGTCGCTCGAGAAGGTGAAGGCGTCAGCGTCGGCGATGGCCTGGTAGATCAGCATCACGCCGACGCCGGCAGCTCGAGCAGCGCGCAGTAGGCGGAACAGCCGTGGGAGCTCGGCGAGCGTGACGGGCGTCGGGAGCTGCATCTCGAAGCCAGCGGGGAAGCGATCGACCACGACGAGCGTCGGCAGCACGCCACCCGCCCACGCGCGCATGACCGACAGCACGTCCTCGAGCACCGAGGTGCTGCGGTTCGCGGCGATGCGCGCGCGGATGTACTTGCGGTAGTCGGCGTCGGTGGCGCCTTCTCGAGCTTCACCGACGATCGCTCCGAGTCGGTCAAGCCACACGCCCTCGGCGGTGTCGATCGAGGTCTGCGCGACCATGCCCCACAGCGCGTCCTCGGCCGCCTGCACTTCGCCGGCGAGCTCGCGCACCAGGGCGCGCAGGCGCGGCCGCTCGCGGTACTGCGCCAGGAGCCGCGCGGCCGCGGTCTCTGCGTAGGTGAGGATCTGGGAGAGCGCCATGGGTTACGGTGTCCCGTTGCTGAGGGTCACGGTGATCCGCGAGGTGTCGTAGACCGCGCGCTGCCGCACGCTGATCGCGATCGTGGTCGACGTGCCGGGCGAAGGCGCGGTGCCGATGTAGACGGTCGGCACGTCGAGCACGCCGGGTACGGTGAAGGCCTGCGCCGCCACCGCGCTCGCCACCGTGTCGCGCCCCACCCCGCGCGCATCGCCCCACGCGACGATCGCCGCCTTGATCTGCGCGTCGCCGTCGACGGGGAACACGCCCGGATCCTTCGTCACCAGGAGCGTGGCGTAGATGTTCACGGAGGTCGGCCGGCTGAACTTGATCGTGTGCGAGTTGCCGGCGGTGTCGACCACCGAGCCCGAGACCCCGCCGCAGGTCTCGATGCCGGCGGCCACCGCGGCGAAGAGCGCCTCGCGGATCGCCGTTTCGTCGCCCCCTTCGATCAGCGCTTCCACAGCGTGAGGGGTGATGCCGTCGACGGTCACGTCGGTGGTGTTCTCGAACACCGTGACGGACGTGACGCCGGGCACGCGCAGGAGCTCGGCGCGGATCGCGTCGAGCGGCGCCGACCCGATGCTGGCGATCTCCTGCGCCCGGCGGATGCGCAGCTCGGCGTCGGTCTCGGCGAACTGGCCGGGGCTCGCGTCGAGCAGGTTGTAGACCCCGCCCCACCCCGCCACCGGCGAGTCGATCATGGTGATCGTGCCCGCGTAGCCCTGCACCGGCCCGAAGTCGACCGACTGGAAGCTCACGAGGTCGTAGCCGTCGCCATCGCCGAGCCGTCGCCAGGTCATGACGCCCGGCTCGGTGAAGGTGGGGCCGGGGCCCGAAGGCGCCACGGTGCTCGGCGCCAGGCCCTCAGTGCACATCCAGATTGCCCCGTCGCTGGCGACGAACTGGCCCACCGAGTAGCCGGCCGAAATCCACGCCGGCGCGGAGATCAGGTTCCCGGCTTCGGTCGACTCGAAGAGCGCGGTGGTGCCGTCGACCTTCGCCCGCCGGCCGGTGAGCAGCACGGTGCCCGTGGTGCCTACGCACAGAAGCTCAACGGTCGACCGCGAGGCGGGCCGCCGGGTGGTGCCGGTGAGCGCCGACAGGTTCTCGAGCAGCACGCCGATCGCGCCGTTCGGGTCGAAGGCCGCGGCCAGGGTCTCGCCGAGCTCCCACACGCTCGAGAGCGGGTCGGCGAAGAGCTCGATGAGCTGCCCGTTCCTCGAGCGGCTGTCGACGTTGACCGCGTTGCCGAACACCGAGCGCCACCGCGCGCGCAGCGAGTCGCGGATCTCGCCGAAGGTCAGCGCGGTGAAGCCCTGGGAAGTCACGCCGGCCATGGTCAGCTCTCCTCGGTTTGCTCAGCGAGCAGCGATGCGGTGATCACCTGCCCGAGATCGGTTGTCGCTCGGAAGGTCACGGCGAGGGTACGCCCACTGCCGACCGCCGTGAAGTCGTCGATCGACACTACGCCGGGGGTCTTGAGCGCTTCGCCGCGCACGAGCTCTTCGATCCTCGAGCGGGGCGGCCGCTCGCCGAGGATCTCTTGAAGCCAGGGCAACCCGATCGCCGTGTTCCACGTGTACTCACCGAGGAAGGTCTGCAGGCGCGATCGCAGGTCGCTGGCGATTCCTTCCACGCCGGCCACGCCGGCCAGGTCGCCCGTAGCCGGGTCGAGGTACAGGTCGCCCTCGTCGTCGAGCGCTAGGTCGCGGTAGGCCGAAGCGCCGGCGAGTTGGTCGGGGGTGAGCGCCACACCCGCCGAGCTCGAGGGCGCCCGCTCGACGGTGAGAGACCAGGAGAAAGCCGGCATGGGTCAGCCCTCGTTGCCCGACGTGTCGAAGGGGAACACCTGGATCGTGGGGGAGGCGAACCACCCGCCCTGGCGCCGCAGCGTGAAGCGGAAGCCGCCCGAGATCGCCGTCTTCGAGCTCGAGGCGTAGCGCGTGCTGAAGAGATCGCCATCGTGCACGAGCTCGGCGGTGCCATCGGGGAAGCGCGCAGCGACGATCACCCGGCGCAACCCGAGGTCGTCGGTCACGTCGATCACCAGCGGCGTGGTGCTGCTGATCGCGCTGCCCTCGGGGGGCGAGACCACCGTGGCGACGGGGTTCGCCGCGTCTTGCTTAGCGATCGTTCCGGTCCAGAAGGGCGGGTCGACGTTGGCCGGCCCGGTGATCTGCAGCGCGCGCCCCTCGAGGCGATCAGCTTCGGAGGGCACTGCGGCAAAGAGCCAGGGCGAGACGATCGGGAGGATCGACGGCGCCACCTGCGGCCCGCCGTCGGGGTCGAAGTAGGCGTCGAACTGGTGCCCGGTCAACCCGCCGGCGTAGGGCGCCCCCGCCTGGTCGAGCCACATCCAGGCGAAGAGCCCGTCCACGCTCGCGGTGCGCACCTGGTAGCGCGGCTCGGCGCCGGCGCCACCGTCGAACACGCCGATCACGCCCTCGAGCACGTCGGCCGCCGGCACGCTCACCCGGTAGGCGCCGCCGCCGAGCTCGACGACAGCGGGGGCGGCCGGCCTCGAGGCGCCGGCGCGGTCTCGGAAGTGGGCAAGCAGCGTGGCGGTGTTGAGCCCGGTGAGCGGGGCGTTGTCCGCGTCGAAGAAATGGACGGTCCAAAGCATCCAGTCACCCCGCGGTCGGCTTCGGAGCCGCCTTCACTTGATCGCGGATCCGTTGCTTCTCGGCGTCGACCACCGCCTTCACGGCGGGCGATGCGAGAGCTTCGGCAGTCAAAGCGTCGTCTGCACTGGCCTCATTGGAGATCGCGTCTCGCTTCTCGAAGATCGCCGCCATGCATTCGGCCAGGGCCTCGTTCTTCTTCTTCGGGTTGGAGTAGTCCCCGTCGATCGACGCGAGGAGGGCGTTGAGAGCTGCGCGTGTCGGGTTCTTCATGATGCCCTCAGAAGGGGTGGGTCTTGCCGGCTCCTGCGTTGTAGAGGTCAGCCACCTCGGAAGCTAGCAGGGCGCGGTTCCAGATCCCGAACTCGTCGACCTTGCCGGTCACGGGAGCGCCTGCGTTGTACTGCTGCCCGAGGCACAGCGGGAAACCCGCTGAGCCGGCGACCAGAGATCCGGTGAGGCCGGGGGTCGTGCTCACTGCCGCGCCGTTTCGGTAGGCGACCTTCTGCCCGGTAGCCTGACTCCAGGTGCCCGCGAGATGGACCCACGTGTTGAGCGAGATCGTGCTGCCGATGACCCCGAGGGTGTCGTTGATCCCGAAGGCATGGAAGATCATCGTCTGTCCGTCGGGCGAGTAGCCGAGGATCCAGCGGTCCTGTCCGCCATTCTGGTGCCAGTCGCAGACCGCGCGCAGATTCGCCCCCTGGATCGCGGTGAAGTAGAACCACGCGGCCACGGTGATCGCGCTCTGTGGCTTGAGCACCGCCGAGTCCCCGAGGTTGATGTACGAGGCGGCGGCCGACAGGTAGGCGTTGCCGATGATGCCGGTCGACCATGAACCCGAGCCGACCAGCGTCCCGTTGTTCGCGCCGAGCGCGTCGTTGGCGTTGCCGTCGAGCTTCCAGTAGCCGAGCAACCCGTTGAGCAGGGTCGACGGGATCGCAGCCCCGAGAAGAAGCGCGTTCTGGATCACCTGACGTCCTTGATCAGTTGGCAGGTAGCGCGGGTGCCGCTCTCGACGTAGTAGGCCAGTACGTCGACGGCGCCGAGCGAGGTCGACAGCGCCGGCGCGGTGCCGCCTGGGAACTTCCAGAAGGAATTGAAGGCGAGCGTCCGCGCGGTGCCGGGATCCTGAGTGAAGACGATCACGCCCGACTGGCCTTCGGCAGCGTTCGTCGGCGCGGCGAGCGTCGTGTTCTCGGTGAGCGTGTGCTTGAAGTTGTTCGCGCTCGCGAGGTTGATCGCCAGCGATCCGGCGCTCGAGGTGAGCGTCGCGACAGCCCCTCGCTTCGCACCCGCGAAGGTCTGCGCGAGGATCGAGACAAGCCCCGACCTGATCGTCGAAGCCAGGCGAGAGAATGGGGCGGGGTTGAGATTCATGCTCGAGACCCTATCGCGTCAGCGATACGCCGGCACGGGGTCGAAGCTGCAGTAGGCCGACCCGCCCGCGTAGCCGCCGGTCGTCTGCCACGAAACCTGGTTGCCAACGATGTCGACGCGGCCGACACCGTTGGCCGTCGCGACGAGCAGGATCTTCCCATCCTGCGCCGGCACCATGAAGTCGGGCAGGTAGAACATGATCTCATTGTCGACGGCCGCGCCGCCGGTGCGCTGGCAGACCCCTTCGATGTGCTTCAACCCGAGCGCGTCAACCCAACACAGCACGCGCGAGCCGAAAGAGCCGCCGAGCGGTGACCAGTTGGGCGCGTAGGTCGGCTCGTGCACGTCGTAGTTGCTGGTGCGCAGGCCGGCGAGCTGGCCGTAGAACGCGCGCCGCAGCGTCGCCTCGAGGCCGACGGCCGCGTTGGTCGCGTTCCACTCTGCAAGCGTTTGCAGGGGCGGGAACTCTTCGGCGCCCAGGATCCCCTCGGTCATGGCCTCGCGGGTCGCGTCGACGTAGGCGGTTGCGCGTAGGAGCTCGGCGCGGTTGATCGAGAGCTTGCTCATTTCGTCTTCACCTTCGTCGAGAGGTCGCCGGCGAGCTGGCCGCGGAACTGCCCGAGCGCGGTGCCGATGTTCCCGAGCTGCGCGGCGATCAGCCCGAGCTGCGTCACGACGGTCGCCAGGGGCGATGCGGCCAGGGCGCCGCCGACGATCGGGATCGCGTTGGCCGCCGCGGCCGCGCCGAGCGCGGTGGTTGCCACGCCGAGCTGGGTGACGATCTGCGCCAGGGCGGTGGCCGTCGACTGCAGCGCGGCCCCTTCGTGGTTCGTGTACGACTGCCCGAGGATCAGTGGCTCGGTGGCCGGGTCGCTCGAGCTCGCGCCCAGGTGGATCTCGCCGGTCTTGAAGACCACCTGCGGCCCGCCGTCGGCGCCGAGCGTGGCGTCGGTGTCGTTGGCCCCTTCCCAGGCGTCGGTGTTGGCGTGCAGGCCGGGCACGGCGATCGCGTCGGCGATGTGGAAGCGCCGGCGAAGCGGTGGATCCTGCAGCCCCCCTTGCGACTGCCAGCGATCGAGGTGGCCCTCGGCGAACACGAGCAGCACCCCGTCGCCTTTCTTGAGCGGCAGGGTGAGCCGGAAGCCGCCGGCGCCAGGAAACACGACGGGCACGCCCACGCACACGGGCAGCGCCTCGAGCTGCACGGTGCCGTCCTCGAGCTCGACGGGCACGCGCAGGAGCGGCCGCACGTCGGCCGTTTGCTTCTCGGGGTCGTAGGACTGCACCTCGCCGGGCAGGCTCGTGTGGAGCTCCTGCAGGCGCTTCGCGAGCACCGCGGAGATCGCCTGCGCCATGGTCGGGGTGCGCTGCGAGCTCATGACGTGATGGCCTCGATCTCGGTGTACCACTCGGTTCCGGCGGTGTCGCCGGTGTGGACCACCTTGCGCGCCTTGAAGGTGCCGGTCTTCGCCGAACTGCGCAGCTCGAAGCGTTGGCCGGGGCGCATGCGCGGCAAGAGCAGCGAGCGCACCTTCAACACCGCCGGCTGGCCCTTCTTCTCGGGGCTGCCCACATCGGGGGTGCCGATCATGCCGGTGTCGGGCGAGACCAGAGGCCCGAGCTCGTCGGTGTAGTCGTTGGGCCCGAGGATCTGCAGGCGCCCACCTTGAACCGACCAAGTGAAGCCCTGCGGCTCGAGCAGCCGGGTGAGCTCGAGGGCCGCGCGCCCATGCGCCACGTAGCCGGTCACGAAGTCGCCGGCGATCCCCTGGATCTTCTGCAGCGCGTTGCCGGGGTCTTGCTGCAGCGCGCCGATCGCCTTGCGCAGCACGTCGCGCACGGGGGTGCCGGCGCCGAAGCTCTCAGCGATGCGCGCGTGGTTGAAGGCCCGCTCGCCGTCGCCCACCTCGATCTTCGTCACCCAATCGGGCCCGATGCGCTGGTGATCGAAGCGGCGCACGTCGCCCGAGAAGATCTGCTCGGTGCTCGTGCCGTAGCCCGCGGCAAGGATCACCCGGAAGCCGCGGCCGTCGAGCTGCGCGCGAGAGTCGGGCGAGAGGTTCCACACCGCGATCTCCGCGTTGTTCGGCTCGGGCTTGTCGTCGAGCGTGAGCTTGAAGGTGGTCCGCAGGCCGTCGATCTTGAGCGCGTCGGGGACCACCTGAACGAAGTTGTCGGGGGGCGGTCGGCCCACCTGCAGGATCGCCCGCCGGTCGTAGAGGACGGTCACGTGCCCACCTGCGCCCCTTCCTCGAGCAGCGCGGGCAGCTCAGCCGCGGGCACGTAGAAGAGCTGCACGCGGCGCCCGAGATCCGAGAACCCCATGTCGGCGCCGGCGCCCGACGTGTCGAGGAACACGAGGTAGCCAGGCGGGATCCCGGTCTCGCCCTGGTTGCGCTCGAGGATCAGCTTCGAGACCACGCAACGGATCCCCGCCTTCACCACGTTGCCCTCGCCGTCGCCGAAGTCGAGCACCCACTGCCCGGCGCGGCCGTTCCACCGGAAGCTCAGCGAGTAGGCCACGCCGTCGAGCTCGGTGGTGAGCTTGAAGTAGGCCGACTCCTGGTTGATCGTGATCCGCTGCATTACGGGGTCACTCCTGCGCCGGGGGTGGTGATGCCGAGCGAGTCGAAGAGCGTCTTGGCGATCGTGCGCCGCTGCTCGGGCGGTGCGTTCTCGGGTGGCTTCTTGCCCTGGTCGGTCTTCTTCACCGGCTTCTCGGGCAGCGCGGTGGGGGCGGTCACCTGCTCGAGTCGCACCCGCTCAGAACGAACGAAGCGCACCTCCTCGAAGGTCAACGTGAGCCGCACCGCGTCGCCGGTCTTCGCGTCGGTGGGCACGTCGAGCTGGGTCAAGACCATGTTCTCGTAGGTCCGCAGGGCGGTGCGCACCTTCACCGCGCGGCGCGCGTTCTTCAGCTCGCGCAGCTTGGCGTGGCAGCGCTGCGCGTACCCGGTCTCGCCGGGCGGGCTCGAGCGGCTGGCCGGCTGCAGGAGCGGCGCGTTGGTGACCAGCCCCTCGAGCTGCAGGCGCTCGGGCAGCACGCGCGCGTGATCGACGGGGTTCGCCCCTTCCTCGATCGGGTGCCGCGTGAGCTCGACGGCCGCCTGGTGCCGTTCGCTGATCGACACGTCGAGCTCGATCGCGTTGTTCCCCTCGTCGATCATCACTCGCACGATCGGTGCTTGCTTCGCCATGGTCATTCCCCCGCGGTCTCGGTGGCCTCGCGCATCTTGCCGTCCCACCACACGTTGAGGCGATCCTCGAGCAGCACGCCCACGCTCTCAGCGCTCGAGCCGGGGGGCGCGACCACCTGGATCGAGGCGTTGAAGCGCGGGGCCATGACGGTCGGCGAGGGAGCCGCGGCCGTCGAGCTCGAGGCCGCCGCCGCCGGCGAGCTCGCGCCACCGAAGAACCTGTCGATCGCGTCGCCCGCGTTGAACACCGCGGCCGCGCCGGGCACGTTCTCGCGGATGATGGCTTCGGCCGACAGCTTGCCGGCGAAGAGCTTGCGCAGGGTCTCCTGCAGCCGGCCGATCATGATCTGCACGTCGTAGAAGAACCCGAGCGCGGTGTTCTTCGCGTAGCTCCACAGGTCGCCCCACGCTTCCTTCAACGCGGGCAGCGCCACGCCCTCGAGGTCGGCCAGGCCCTTCACGAGCAGCCGCAGTCCTTCCATGAGCTGCGAGTCGCCGGGGTGCGGCTTCGTCCATTCCTCGAGGAAGCGGGTCCACTTCGGCCCGAGCTCGCCGATCACCGAGTCGGCGCCGGTGAGGAACCCGTACACATCCTCCGCGACCAGGGCAGCGACGACGAGCGCCGCGGTGAGCAGCACGACGGGCGCTGCGGCCGCGAGCCAGGCGCCCGCCGCCTTGATCGCCGCGGACACGACGGTCGCCCCGTAGGCCGCCGCGGCCGCGGTGTTCAACGTCCACGCGACCAGGGTCTCGAGCAGCGTGGCGTTGAGCAGGACGAACTTCGCGAGCAGGAACGAACCGACGACCACCGCGAGCAGCTTCCACTGGTCGACGAGCACGCGCGCGGCCGCGGCCAGACCCGAGAAGAGCTTCCACAGCATGCCCACCGCGCCGATCAACGTCTGCGCGAACTGCTGAATCCTGGTGCGGATCAGGGCTCGGTTGGCGGCCACCCACTCGAGCACCCCGTCGACCACCGGCTGCAGCGCCTCGATCAGCGGCCCACCGAGATCGCGCTTGAAGCTGTCGAGCACGTCGCGCAGGGTGTCGAGCGAGTCGCCGAAGCGGTCGGCCGCGGCCACGCCATCGGCGTCGAGCCCGATGCCGAGATCGTGGAACTGCGAGCGCATCGCCTCGAGGCCCTTCTCTCCCTCAGCGAGCAGGGGCAGAAGCTCGGTGCCCTGGCGCCCGAAGATCTCGAGCGCCTTCGAGGCCCGGTCGGTGGGGTTCTTGATCTCGCCGAGCCGCGCGACGAGCTCGGAGAACACGATCTCGGTGCTCCGCAGCTTGCCGGTTGGCCCGGTCACCTTCACCCCGAGGGCAGCGAAGCCGGCGGCCGCTTCCTTCGAGCCCGCCGCGGCCTGGCCCATCGTGTGAGAGAGCCGGGTGAGCGCCGAGAAGAGCGTCTCCTGGCTCGAGCCCGAGAGCTGCGCGGCGTACCCGAGCTCCTGCAGCGCGTCGGTGGCGATCCCCGTGCGCGCGGCCGCGTCGTTGAGCGCCGAGCCGTAGGCGGTGGTCTCGGTGATCGAGCTCGAGACCACCCCGACGAGCTCACGGAACCCGAGCACCAGGGCTTTCGCTGCGTTCTCGAGCAGGCTCGCCGCGTTGAGCGCCGAAGCGAACCCCGCCGAATCCCAGTCGAGCCCGAGCGAGACGTAGATCTTGCGGAGTGCTTCCAATTCTCACCTCACTTCGGGGGCTTCGGTTTCGCTGCGGCCTGCGCTGCCTCGAGCTCGTCGAGCGCCATGTTCGCGTCGATCAGGTCGACGGGTGACCAGGTGGTGCGCAGCTCGTCGAGCGTGCACCACCCGGCCGCGATCAGGCGCCAGGCGGGCCAGAACGTTCGGGTGCGCTCGTCTTTGACGGGATGGCGCTGCTCGCCTTCGCGGGGCTTCCGAGCCGAGCGCCGAGCGCTCGCAAGCCGTCGGTAAAATCCCCGAAGTTGGCCGCCACCGCGGTGCCGATCAGTCGCAGCATGGCGAAGGGCTTGCCCTGGAAGTGGGTGTCGAAGATCGGCATGAGGGGCACGGTCTGCCCGTTCTCGAGCGTGACCAGGCACCCGGTTAACACGCGCGCCGACAGCATGCGCAGCTCGGCGGGGGTGACAGCGGCGAGGGTCTTCACCAGGGCGTCGCCCAAGCTCTCGAGCTCGCCGGCGCCCGCCTTGTCGCCTTCGCTGGCGAGCTTCGCCAGGGCGCCGAGAGAGGGGGCGACCAGCTTGCCCACGAGGGGGGTGAGCTCGAGGCACTGCCACGCCGGCAGGAGGCTCACCTGGTACGTGTTGCCACCGACGGTGATCGTCGTCGGCTCTTTCGGGGGTGGGGTCGGGGTCGACAAGGGGATGGCTCCAAACGGAAAGAGCCGCAGCGAAGTGCCGCGGCTCCTGCCACCCTATCGCCTCAAGCTCGAGGCGTCGATCAGACCGACGGCGAGCTGCCGACGAACATGCCGCCGCGAGGGATCTTCACGACCCACGTGCGGCCGCTCACCTCGCCGGCGGCCAGGCCCACGTTCGACGGCTTCGTGATCCAGCACGAGTCGCCGCCCACCACCGTGGTGCCGAGCGCGTCTTTCAGGAGCGCGGCGCCGGGGGGCACGTTGGTCGCCTTGTGCTGCTCGAGCAGCGAAGAGAGCACGTCGTTGCTCGGGCTCGTCTGCTGCAGCGTGAACGTGATCTGCACGATCTCGTGCCGGTTGCGCGCGAGGGCCACGTCGCCGCCGGCGCCCACGTGCTCGGTGAAGTCGTCTTCCGGCTTCTCGACTTCGATCGCGGTGCCGTCGAAGAACTCGGTGATGATGTTCCCCGCGATGATCAGCGCGTAGGTGTTGAAGTCATACGGTCGCATCGGTTGCCCTCGTGTCGGTGTGCTGCGGTGAAGGTTAGAAGCTCAGCGAGCCCTCGATCGTCACCTTGTGCCAGCCCCCGACGTAGGTCGCCGAGAAGGTGATCTTGTTCAGGTGCCGCGCGGTGCGGTCGGCGCCGGCGATCTCCGAGATCTTGGGCGCGATCACTTCCCAGTCGTCGAGCAGCGCCTCGCGGGCAGCGTCGGCGCCGAGCTGCGCGCGCACCTCATTCTCGATCAGCGCGATCCCGCGGTTGTTCTGCGGCACCTTGTCGAGCGCGACGAGCACCGCGTAGGCGCGCTCCTCGAGCCGGGCCTGCAGGTAGTCCTTGTACACCTGGTAGTCGATGAACGATCCCGAGGGCACCACGCCCTCTTCGAACGAGCCCTGGCCGCCGGTGTTCTCGTAGAAGTTGACCGACTTCGCGCGCATGTTCGTCCGCTGCGTGCTCGTGTAGCTGCCGACTTCCACGCCGACCAGCGGCTTGAACTTCGCCGTGTAGCTGCCGGGGGTCTTCGGGGCGAGCTTGCCGACGAGCGCCGCGTCGGCGAAGTCGTCGGTGGCCTTCGAGAAGATCACCGCGCTCTTCGCAGTGCTGAGGGCCTTCAAGGCCTCGCCGAGATCGTCGGTGCCCGAGATCGCCGTGTTCGGCACGTTCCCGTCTTCCACCTGCACCGCGTAGAACTTGCGCGCGGTCTCGATCCAGCCCGCCGCCGCGGTGGCGTAGGCCTGCGAGTTGAAGAGCGTGATCAACCAGTACCAGTCGTTGCGCTCGAGCGCGATCGCGGCCAGGTCGGTGGCCACGCCGGGATCGACGTGATCCTGCTTGACGCGCAGGTTCGGGTCCGTCGAGCTCACCGAGAAGAATGCGCCGGCCGCGTTGGCCTGCGCGCGGAGGTACGTGGTCTGGTCGGTGGTCGTGATCGCCAGCGAGAGAGCGTCGATCGCGGCCTTCAACCCGGCGATGATCTCCGACGCAAGCGCAGATGCGTCGCTGGTGAAGATCACCTCGGTGCCGTTCACCTTCATGCGGTAGGTGTACGAGTTGATCACCGTCGGGGTGATCGCGAACCGCTGCGTGGGAGGAAGCGCCGAGCGCCCGACAAGCACCTTCGGGGGCCGCGGGTCGGCCGCGAAGAGCTTGGCCGCGGCGCGGTACTCGGGGGTGGTCGCCGCGAAGTCGGCCACGAGCTCGGTGAGGCTCGCGTACTCGCGGGTGCGCTCAGCCCATGCCGCCGTCGCCGAGAGGATCAGCGGCAGACCGAAGCCGGCCTGCGTGAGCTTGGCGCCCTCGGTGACGACGTTGACGACGACGGAATCGCGGATCTCAGACATTGGGTTCGGCTCCCGAGCTGCGGTTGTGGGTAACACTCTACGGGTGCGCGAGCTGCGGCACCACTACTGCGGAGCGATCGTGCCCTCGATCGTGACGGTCGAGAAGTAGCCCGTGCGCTCGGTGACTTCCTGCCGCAGCGTGAAGCGGCTGTCGAGGGTGGCGCGATCTTCCTGCCGCCCCGAGACCACCTGCGGCACGCGCACCACGTCGCCCACCTCGAGCACGCCCACGCCGGCGGCCCACAGCGCCTCGCGCACCGCGTCGGTGTGGAGGAAGCCCTGGCAGGCGACCATCAGCACGCGCGCGGTCACGCCCGGCCCGACGATCGTGGGTGCAAACGCCTGCAGCCGAACCACGATCTCGCGGTTGCCCTCGGTGCGCAGGGCGATCTCCTGGCCGGCCGCCGCGGCGCCATCGAACTCCCAGGTCTTGCCGTCGACGCCCACCTGGAAAGGGCCGTCGATCGAGATCGTGACCCGCGGCGCGTTGGGGTCGGCCGGCATGGGTTGATCGGCGAAGTAGACCGCGGCCTCGGGGAGACCGACGGTGCCCGTTGCGGTGAGCACCCACGCGCGGATCGCTTGCTCGAGGTCGGCCCACGTGCTGCCGAGCGTGCCGAGTGACCAGGTGAACTCGCTCATGCCGGCAGCCTCACGAGCACGAGGGCCTGGTAGTTGCCCAGCGCTTCCCAGGTGGCGAGCTCGACGGCCTCGTGCTGCACGCCGTCGACGTTCACCAGGTCTGGCACCTGGCCGGACTGTGCGGTGCGCAGCGGCGTCGAGGTGTAGCAGAGCTGCCCGCCCCGGCCGCGGTAGCCCTCGGGCAGCAAGTCGAGCGCCTTGCCTGGCGCCGGCTGGATCGACGCGGTGATCGTGAAGGTGCTCGAGGCGCCCGGCACCGCGTAGCCATTGACGTTGGTCGGCGCGGCCCGGCGGGTCACTGTGTAGCTGCCCGACGCGAGCTCGGCGATCGCGTCACTGAGATCGAAGAGCGGCATGCGTAGGCCTCGAGCCAGGCCCCCGCGTCACGAGCCGGGGGCCGTTGCACAGTGGGTGGGGTGATCTTCAGGGGCTCGACGTGTTGACGGTCTCGACGGCGAGCGCGCAGTTGGGGTTGCCGCCGTCGGCCGCGGCCACCTTGATCCGGTCGAGCCCGCCCGACTGGAACACGAGCCGCGCACCTCGCACCGCCGTCGCCAGGGTCGCCGAGTCGGTGGGAATGTCGAGCGCCGTCGAGCTCGCCGCGCACGAGACCGACGGGCCGCCGTCGGTCATGAGGGAGGCCTTGTAGAAGCGCGCGCAGGCGTTCTCCTTGCACTGCAGCGAGTAGGTGCGCTGGGTGAGCAGCACCGCGGGCTCGGGCTGGCCGCCGTCGCCGAGCTGCACGAGGGCGGTCACGGGTTCGCTCGGCGCGGCCTGCGCCGGCGGGGTGAACATCGGCAGGGCGAGAGCAGCGAGGGCGACGACGGTGAGGAAAGCGAAGCGGCGGATCATGGTTCGGTCCTTTCGGTGTGGGTGCCTCGAGCTCGAGGCGCCGCCACACTATCGCCCACTCTGCCGGCCGGACACCACCTCGTAGGCGATCGACTGCACGAAGCGGCCGGTGTCGATCAGGGCGACGCTCGAGCCCTTGCGCTCGATCGTGGCTTCGGCGAGGGGCGGGGGGATGTTGCTGCGGATCTTCTTCTGCACATCGGCCACCGCGCGCTGCCCGACGAGCTCGAGCGCCGCGCCCACGTCGATGCGGCCGCGCACGGCCAGGGTCAAGGTGCGCTCGAGCAGGGCCAACCACTCGCGCCGCTTGGCGTCGGCCGTCGACCGCAACCAGGAACGCTCGGGCACGCCCACGCGAGGGGCGCCGAACTCATGGATCGCGCCGAGCTCGGCCATGGTGAGGTTGGAGCCGGGCACCGCCTGCGCGCCCACGCCCCCGAGGATCCCGAGGTGGATCTCGGGCCGCACCTCGAGCTGCTTGGCGAGGGCCTTCAGCTTCTCGAGCCCGTCGCCGGTTGCGGTGAACTTCGGCTTCACGCCCGCGTGGGCCAGTGCCAGTGGCCTTCGGCGTCGCCCTCATTCCTCGAGGTGAGCCACAGCGGCGCGGGGCCGTCGAGCTTCACCGAGAGATTCACGCACGCGGGCGACCACACGCTCAGCACATCGGCGCCGTACACCTGGCCGGCGCGCAGCGGGTTGCCGGCCCACTCGACGCGATCGGGCTTGCCGTTCTCGTCGGTGAAGAGCTTGGCGCCGGGCAGCGCGGTGGCCGCGTGCTCGAGGTCGGAAGGGGAGATCGTGTACAGCACAACGCGGCCGGGGGTCGGGGTCATGCGCCCGACCCTACACCGCAACCACCCGCCCCGACCACAGGCGCATCAGCCGCAGGTACTCGCGGCCGGGCACGGTGTTGAGGAAGTCGGCCTCCTGCACGCTCACCGTGTCGACGGCGCCAGGCGTGCGGAAGACCTTCGACACGTTGCCCACTGTGACCGACGACAGCGAGCCGACACCGCCGCCGCTCGAGCCGCCGGTCGTCGCCATGGCGAGCAGCCGCAGCGCGAGGTGGGCGGCCAGGAAGCGGCCGGCGTAGTTGGCCTTCGTCACGCTGCCGAACCCGTTCTCGCCAGGGTTGAGCTGCGCCTGCGCGAGCTCGAGCACCAGCGTCCACTGGTCGTTGGTCAGGCGGGGGTCGGCGAGTTCGCCGCAGACCCCGACCACCTGCGCCTTCGTGAGCCCCACGTCGGCCACGGCTTAGGCCTCGCCGCCGGGCTCTTCGTCGCCCTCGCCAGCGTCGCCTTCATCGCCCTGATCGTCGTCGGTCTTCTTCACCTTCGGGTCGATCGCCTTCGCCTGGGCCTCGAGCGCGGCCGCGACCTTCTTGCGCTTCTCACCGGCCGCCCACAGCTCGAGCAGGTCGGGATCGACGGTCTCTTTCACGAGCCGGATCGCCTCGCGCTCGTTGAAGGCCTCGAGGCTCGTCACCTGCGGCGCCGCGGCCGGGCTCTTCTGCGCGGGCTCGACGAGCTCGCCGGAATCGAGCATCGCCGCGATCGCGCGGTACTCCCGCGCCTTCTCCCACAGCTCGGGCTTCACGTCGTTGGTGCCGGGGCGAAGGCGGACCTTCTCTTCTCCGACTCGGGTGCCGACGATCTTCGGCGTCGTGTTCTTGATCAGCAAAGGGGCTCCGGGGTGAGGGTGAGGCCCCGAAGAAACACGAAAGCCGCGGCAGAGTCCATCGCCGCGGCCTTCGCTTGCTGCCGTCGTTGTTCCGCCGAGCTATCCCCGAACCCGGCGGGCCACCGATCCTTGTCGCTCGAGCGCCGCTCGGGGGCGGTGCTTCGCTCGTCGGGGCGCGCGAAGAATCAGATGCCGTCGCCGTAGGCGATCGAGAGCGGGTAGTACGCGAGCACGCCACCCACGCGCGCGTGGCACGGGATGATGAACTCGAGGTTCCGCTCCTGCACCGGAAGCTGCTCGAACTCCTGCGGAATCGCGCCCTGCAGGTGATCGGGGCTCATCGTGTACGCCACCATGCGGTCGGTGCCGCCGGTGCCCGCGCCCTGCAGGCGGTGCCACGTGTCGATCCCGATCTGGCCGCCGTAGTTGGCGCGGAACCACTCGAGGATCGTCTTGTCGCTCGCCACCGAGAACTGCGTGGTGCGCAGGATGGTCATCTGCGCGCGCGGGATCAGGATCATGTTGGGGGACTCCACCTCGTTGGTGGAGTCGATGATCTCCTCACAGATCCCGATCAGGTCGTCGACGATTTCCTTCGGGGTCTTGTCGGCCCACGCCGGCGAGCCGCCCGCGCCGTTCGGGATCGCGAAGGTGGTCGCGTTGGGCTGGTTGAGCAGGCCGACCAGGCCGGTGGCGGTGTCGCCCTTCGCGAGCACGCGGTCGATCAGCGACTCGACGGTGCGGCGCGCGGCCATCGCCTTCTTCTGGTCGAGCGCCACGCCGGCCTTCGCCGCGGCGCGCACCTCGAAGAGCGAGTAGCCGTAGGACGTGCCGATCGGGCGGAACTGCACGCGCTGCTCGGTGCTGAACACGTCGGCGCGCGGCAGGTCGTCGGCGTAGCTCGCGAGCAGGCGGGCCTGGCCCACCATGTCGTAGCTGCGGACGATCATGCTCTCGGTGTCGCGGTCGATCGTCGGGTCGATCGGAATGAAGCCGCGCGCCTTGAACTGCGGCAGCTTGCGATCGTAGGTCTGCGCCTTCACCTGCTCGAGCGCCTGCCCGAAGAACGCGTTCTCCGCGGCGTCGAGCTGATCCATGCGCACCGGCACGCTGAGGGGCTTGTGCTTGCGGCGAGCGTTGAGTTTGGGAGCCATCGGTGCGTTCTCCTGGTTGCTGCGGTGTGCGAGGGGGTGCTGCGAAAGCTGCGAGCTCGAGGGGCCAGGCTTCGACCCCTCGAGGTGAGGGTTGATCAGGTGAGGCCGTTGACCGCGTTGTAGGCGTCCACGTCGACGTCCACCGCGAGGAAGGTGCGGCCGTCGGCGGTCACGGTCTCCGCGGCCACGAAGCCGCGGCAGAGGAACGCGTCGGCGCCGTCGGCGTCGTGACGGAACGACCCCTTCTGCTCGCCCACGCCCGCGGTGTGCCGGCAGTAGACGTTCGCGCCCTTCGCGATCGCCGTGCCCTCCCACAGCACGTAGATCCGGCCCTTGCGCAGCACCGAGACCATGACCTTCGGCTTCATGCCGACGGTGCCGAGCTGCACCTCAGCCTGGTAGGCGTGCGAGTGCATCGCCACGCCGATCAGCCGCGAGTTGGCGTCGACCGGCAGGAGCGCCGGGTCGGGGGTGCCGGCCACCGTCGACGCGGTGCCCTGGATCACGCCGGCGCCGAACGGGATCTCCGCGCTCGCTTCGCCCTGCACGTGGGAGGTGGCCTGCTTGTTCTGCAGGTCCACGAGCATGCCGGCGAAGGCGGCCGTGAGCTCGTAGCCGTAGTTCTGAGTGGGGGCGACCATCGGGGTTTCTCCTGGGTGCTGCGGTGTGAGGTGAAGGGTGGGAGGTTCGGATCTGCGCGATCAGCTCTCGAGCGCGCGCTTCAGGGTCTTCTGCCAGGCCTGCTGGCCCTCGGTGACCATGGCCTCGAAGGCCTCGCCCGAGTCGGTGTGCTCGACTTCCTCGTCGCCCTCGTCGTCGCCGTCGGTCTTCTCGTCGATGGGCTCGAGCTCCTGGCGCGCGGCCGCGGTGGCGGTGCCGTCGGCGTCGAAGCTCTCGATCGCGGCGTCGAAGCGAGCGGCCAGGTACTCGTCGCTCTTGCCGTCGGCCTTGAAGCCCTTGCTCACCCGCTCGAGCACGGCCACGCGCACCGCCTTGTCGTCGAGCCCGTCGAGCTTGAACTTCGGCCCGAGCACCTTGCGCGCGCGCTGCTCGAGATCGACCCGCGCCTTCGCGGTGGCCTGCAGCTTCGCCGGCAGATCCTTGATCTCGGCCTTCGCCTTCGCGAGCTCGTCGGCCTGGCCGTCGAACTTCGCCTGCAGCTTGTCGGTGGCGACCTTGAAGGCCTCGAGCGCATCGTTCTTCGCCTTGAGCTCTTCGGCGTGCTTCGCCTGCAGGCGCGCGAAGGCCTGCGCGAAGGCGTCAGAGGTGGGGTCGAGGTCCATGCCGTCGATACGAATGGTCTTCACGGGGGCTCCGTTCGGTTGCTGCGAGGGGTTGTCGCGGGAATCGACGGGCTGAGTTTCCCCGTCGGTGTCATTTCGTAGCACTGCCACTGCGGCAGAGTCCATACGCACGCGCGCAGCGGGGCCGGCGCGGCCTCGCTTCACCACCGCCACGTGGTTGCCGCGGATGCTGCGCTGGATCGCGTCGTAGGCCCCGTAGGTCGGGTGCGTGCCGGGCTTCTGCTCGAGGTCGCAGGTGTAGCCGCAGGAGATCTCCCGCGCTTCCTTCGCCTCGATCTTCGCGATCAAGTCGGCGTCGGTCACGAGCAGCCGGGCCGCAACGAGCTCGCCGTCGCGCTTCGGCTCGCCCACCGTGCCGCGGGTGAACTGCGTGGCGTTCTCCGCGGTGAGCATCGCCGGCGGGTGCTCGTCGGTGAGCGGCATCAGGGCGAAGCTCTCGAGCGCCGCGGCGTCGAAGACTTCCTCGGGCAGCCGCAGCTCGCGCCGCTTCGTGCCGTCGGGGTTGAAGTAGGTGAAGACCCCGGTGCGCGTGATCGCCGCGTCGACGCGCAGGAAGCCGTTCGCCAGCTTCTCGGGCTTGATCGTCTCGGTGGTCCCCTGGTCAATGCGCAGCACGGGCATGCGCACACGGTATCGGGCTCGGGCCCACGTGGGAAGCGCCGCGCTACTTCCGGCGGCGCGCATTCCAGGTCAGCCGGTGCTCGCGGCCGGCGTGCTCGAGCTCGGCGGGCACGACGAGCAGGGTCAGCTTGGGCCACGCCACCGCGGTCACCAGGTAGGTGCGGCCGCGCCTTGTGCGCAGCACGTCGCCGACCACCGGCCGCGGCCCCGACCACCGACCAGGAACGATGCGGCACCCCACGCTCGCACCGATCGGCTTCACTTGCCGAAGAGCACGGCGAAGATCACCAGGGCGATCCCGCCGACCACAAGCACGCCCGAGAAGAACCCGGCCTCGAAGGCGCCCATGAGCTCGGGCTCGTCGCGCTGCTCGGGGGCATGCGGCCGCGGGGTGAGCGGTGGCGGTCGCCAGTGCACACGGTTGCACGCCGGGCAGACGATCGGCCACGTGCCGATGTGCTCGAGCCGGCAGCACATCACCCGGCCGGTGCGGCTCACTTGATCTTCGCCGCGCTGAGAGCTGCGCGCACAGCGGCGTCCTTCGCGACGAGCAGCGCCTCGAGGGCCTGGTCGGTCTGGCTCTCGACGAGCGAGGCCGCGCGCCGTTCGATCTCGCCGGGGCCGCCCTCGGGGGCTTCGTCGAGCTTGTAGTAGCGCTCGCGGGCTTCGTGCCTCACCGCGTCGAGCTGTGCCGCGAGCTCGCCGAAGGGTCAGCTCACGTCGCGCGGGTGGTTCGGCAGGTGGGCGTAGTCGAACAGATCAACGATCGGGCTCTTCGGCATGTGCGGTTCCCTTCCTTCGTGGGTACGACGCCCGGCGGGTTGCCCTCATGCCTTGCTGCTCGAGGGGCCCGCCGGGGTGCTTCCTGTCCGGGGGTGGGCAGTGCGAACGGGTGTCACGCTGCCTCGTCGGCCTCGAGCTCGTCAAGCAGATCCTCGAGCATTGGCTCGGCGGTGCACCGGCAGTTGATCGGCTGGCCGGGGTGCCCATCCTCGGGCGGATCGGACCACTCGAAGATCTCGCCCTCGCGCTCGACGTGCTCGGGGCGCACCCGCTCGTCGCGTGAGGTGCGCCAGATGTAGCGCTTGATCCCGAGGTTGGTCTGCCGCGCCTTCTGCACGGCGCCGTAGAACTTGCCCACCTGGTCACGCGCGATCAGCGAGGCCCTCCGCTCAGCGACACCGAAGCGCCGCTCGATGCGCCGCGCGAGCTCTTCGTGCCGCACGCCGTCGTTGATCCCGCTCACCACCTCGCGCTCCACCTCGTCGAGCAGGTCGCCGGGGATCGACTTGATCAGCCCCACGTTCTCGGTGGTCCAGTTGCGCAGGCGCTCGCCGTACCGCGGGTCGCTCAGCGGCACCTCGATCCCCATGGCGGTGCGGATCTGCCGTTGAAGCTGCGAGCCCTGGTAGTCGGCGGTGCGCTGGCCGAAGTCGCGGATCGACTGCTCGAGGCGCGCGTCGGGCACGACCCCGCGCTCGAAGCTCACGCGCAGGCCTGCAGCTCGCCGGCGGGCTTCGTCGGGGCTGTCGGTGCGCTCGAGCTCGCGCAGGCGCTCTTCGTCGTTGTGCCTCGAGGCCCGGTGCCACTCGAGCTCGTCGAGCTTGCCGGCCGCGACCAGGCGGGGCAGCGGCTCGACCAGCTCGCGCCGGATCTCTCGCTTCGCCACCTCGAGCACCTGCAGCATGAAGCGCAGGTAGGCGAGCTCGACGGCCTTCGGCGGTTGCTGTCGCGCGGGTTGCTGCCGGCGAACAGCTCGCGTCGCCATGAGCCGCCGGCGAAGGCGGATCTCACGAACCACCCGCGAGACCATCACTCACCGCCCGGCGGTGGGGGCTTCGGCTTCGCCTGGCCGGGCACGGGCACGCCAGGGGCGCCGGGCTGAGGGCCCTTCTTCGCGGCCTCGAGCTGCGCGGCCTCGAGCTCGGCGTCGGTTTCGGCTTGCACCTTGCGCGCGTCGGCGTCGAGCACCGTCTCGGGGTTCCACCCGCCGGGCTGGCCGAAGCGAGAGATCGCCACTTCCTCGGGCAGCAAGATCCCGGCGTCGACGTAGGCCTTGTCGGCCGTCGCCTGCTTGCCGCGCAGGTCGGCGAGCTCAGCCGCGGTGGGCTCGTACATCGGCCCGAAGTCGATCGACCAGCTCTTCGGCTCGACACCGGCGGTGGGCCCCTCGAGCGAGAGGAACCCGAGCCGCACCAGGCGCTTCACCCGCGGTGCGATGTACATCTCACGCGCGCCCCGCTGCTCTTTGTAGAAGAACTGCAGGTTCGCGTCGCCGTTCGCATTGAGGCCCGAGGGCGCATCGCCGAAGAGCAGCCCCGGCGGGATCCCCACGTCGGCCGCCCACTTCTTCGCCATGCGATCCGCGAGCTCGGGCAGGCCCGACACCGGGGTCTGCTGTCGCTCGAAGCTGTCTTCGGCGTCGGTGATCAGCACCTTGAGGAACGACCGCACCTGGTCGGCGGTCTTCATGCGCTTGATCACCAGCTCGTCTTCGTCTGCCGCGAGCAGGGCCGCGAGGCCCTTCACCTTCCACACCGCCTGCGCGAAGTCGGCGATCAGCGCGGGGATCGCGTCGAAGGTCGCCTCGTAGTCGCGCAACCCTTCCACCCACCGCGTGAACACCGAGTCGCCCCACCCGTGGTTCTCTCCCAGGTGGCGCCGACTCACGCGCCGGCCGGGGAAGCGGATCAGCCTCGAGGCGTGCACCTCGAAGCCGCCCGAGCCGACGGTGCCGCCCGCGGTGTCGCGCTGCACGCGGTAGGTGACGGGCAGGCCGTAGCCGGGCGAGAGCGGGTTGCTATTCCACGTGAGGGGCCGGCACTCACGCGGCCGCAGCGTCACCAGGTAGCGGATCCCGCGCAGGGTGGCCTCGCGCAGCGGCAGCGCCAGGTTGCGCTGGCCGTCGTCGGCGCCGAGCAGGATCGCCGACCCGCCGTAGGCGCGCTCCCAGCAAGCGGCCTCCATGAACACCGCCGGCGCGTTGAGCTCGTCGAGCCAGTTGTTGAGCTGCACGGCAGCCTCGTGCTCTTCGCTCGGGCCTTCGTCGGGCAGGGCGTCGAACTGCTCGACCTGCATGCCCTCGAGCTCGCCGTCGTCGTCGTCTTCAAGCGTTTGCACGACGGCGCGGAACCCGTTGCCGAGCTGGATCCACGGTGGCACTTCGACAGCTCGAGCAGCGGCCGCGCTGCCGCGGTAGATCTCTTCGGCCTGCTCTTCAGAGACGTGGCGCACCGCCACCGATGCGTACCGCCGCTTGTCGCGCGCGGTGCCCACGCCGGTGAGGATGTTCTCCCAGGCATCGGCCTTCTGCTGTCGGGTCGGCTTCGGCTTCGTGGGCATGCGCTGCAGGGTACACGCGCAGGCCTCACTTCGCGAGCGCGCGTAGGTGCTCGGCGCCGCCGTCGTCTTCGGTGAGCCACGCGTAGCCCTGCGCCGCGCTGTCGGCCTGGTCGTCGTGACCGATCGGGATCGCGCACAGCTCGGCGCGGAACGCTTCGATCCAGGGCTCGTCGCCGGGGCCCTCGCGCACGAGCAGCATGGGGGCGCCGAGATCGTTGGCGCCGTCGGTCACGCTGGCGAGCGGTTCCCAGTACTCCTGCTTGGGGCCGGTCTTTCGCATGCCGTGCACCGGCCACCCCGCGAGCAGCACGGTCTTCAGGTGGGCGATCCCTCGCTTGCCCGATGCGCCGGGCTCCTGCTCGGCGATCACCGGCACCCGTTTCCCGTCGCGCTGCGCGGTGCGCTTCACCTCGAGGTCGGTGTCGCCTGGCGACCAGCGGCCGCGCTTCACGTGCGGCACGATCACCCGCTGTCGCTTCGTGGCCGGCTCGCGGAAGACGCCGATCTTCGTGCCCACGGTCCAGTCGGGGTCGCTGCCGTCTTCCGGCACGGTGGCCGCGAAATCCCAGGAGCGGCAGAAGCGCACGACGAGCTCGAGGGGCACGCGCTCGACGATCTCGAAGTTGTCGGGGGTGAAGAACCCGCCGTCGCTCACGGCGTCCCAGTCGCCCCACTCGAGCTGCGCGCGCTTCGCCGGCCCGAGCCGCACCAGGTTCGCGCGGTAGGCGGCCAACTTCTCGCCCACCATGAAGGGGTTGTCCTGCACGAAGCCGGGCACGAAGTGCGCGCCCTGCGCTGGCCGGCCGGTGATCTTCGCCACCTCGAGGGCTTCGGCCGACGGGGGTGAGACGTAGATCCGAGGGCTCGGCAGGTGCTCACCGTTGAACCGCCGGCCGCGCACGTCGCTGCGCACGTCGGTACCGCGCACCACGTGCCGCGCCTTCTCGACGAACCGCGCCTTCACCCACTCGTGCCCGCGGCCGCCGGGGTTGCTCGTCGCGCGCATGCGCAGGGGCAGCGAGTAGCCCGCGGGGATCTTCAAGGTCTCCGAGTAGCGAAGCCGCGAGAAGAGGAACAGGTAGTTCGCCTCGGGCCACTGCGTGAGCTCGTCGACCACGATCACCTGGAACGCGGCGCCCTGGTACCGATCCTGATCGTTCTCGTGCTGCAGGTAGCCGAAGTGCAGCTCGGCGTCGGGACCTGGCGTGCCGTCGGGCATGCTGCAGCGGAAGAAGAACGATCTGAGCTCGTCGTCCCACCGGCACAGCCCCGCGGCGATGGCGGGCCGCAACCACACGCGCGCGCGAGCGAGAGGGCCGTCGGGCTTGTCGGCGTCGAGCTTCGTGCGCCTGAACACCGCGGCCGCGTAGCCGGGCACGTGCACGTGCTGCAGCGCGACCATGAGCGCCACGTCCGACTTGCCGGCGCCGGCCGCGCCACCGAAGAGGCACTCCTCAGCGTCGAGCGCCAGGAACTCGAGCTGCAGACCCGAGGGCGAGTGTGGGATCAGCGAGGCCGCCCGCTGAATCGCCGCCTTCGCCGCCCCCCGCCGCATCACCTGCAGCCGTTGAAACGCCAGCGCTGCCAGCGAGGGCAGAGAGGATACGCGCGAAGATCTGCGGCTCATTCGAGAACTCGGCTTCCAGGCGAGAGATCGCCCCCTCGAGTTGCTGCGTGACGTGCACGCGCACGTTCGGCGTGAAGAGCTCGGGGTCGGTGTGCGTGAGGATCCACGTTGCCGCCTGCCAGTGCTTCGGCTCGCCGGCCGCCTTCGTCACCTTGCCCATGAGCAGCACCCGCCGCTTGCTCTCGGCGGTGGTGATCAGCTCCAAGAAATCCCGGTACCTGCCGCGCTTCTGCCGGCGGCCTTGCTCGAGCCAGTGGTGAAAGGTCGACTCGCCGACCCCTACGGTTGCGGCCGCATCCTTCGCGAACTGCCCGGAAGCAATGAGGTTTGCGATCTGTGCGCCGAGCTCGGGGTGCTTCTGCAGGAGCGAAATCCGGCCCACCCTGGCCGGGGCCTTCGTCGCCGGTGTCGAGCTCGGCGGGGCGCCCGGCTCGCGTTGTGGGGTACTGCTCATGCGCTGAACGTGTCACAACCACCGCGCGATCGCCAAGCGCAGCTCTTCCGCCGTCGGTTTCAGGGGCTCGACGCACGCCGGCGGCCGGCAGATGCACCCGTGCCCGGTCTCGAGCTGCCAGTGCCAGCACACGGCCAGATGCCGCGCCGCGGTGTCGGTCGACCACCCCGACGGGTTCGGCGCCGTTCGTGATTCCGACGGGTTGCTCACAAGATCCCAGGTCGACAGGGGCCATCGTGCCCGCCCACGCGATCGCAGCGCATGCGCCACCCGTTCGGCCCCTCGAGCACCTGCTCGCACCTGCGCGCCGCTCGGAAGGTCGACGGGTGGATCGCACACTCGCCGTCGGCGCACGTCGGGCAGGGTTCGGGCTCGGGCTCGGCGAGCTCGGTGCGCCTGGTCTCGACGTGCCCACGCACGGTGGCCTCGCGAGGGAGCCGGCCCACCTTCGCCGGGTCGGCGAGCTCGCACGTGCAGTCCCCGGTCATGACGAGCCGGTGCGCGCAGTGGTTCGTGTGGCCGGCGGCCCGGAACTTCGAGAGCTGCCGAAGGTCGTGCCACTCGGGCGCCGCCATGCCGAGCCCCGGCACCAGGGCGGCCTCGGCGAAGTCGAGCACCCGGTTCAGGTCGTCGCCCGACCAGGGCTCCCGAGCGATGCGCGCGATCGCGGCCATGAAGAGCCGCATCAGCCGCAGCTCTCGCCGGCGAGCTCGCCCGGCCGGGGTCAAGGCCTCGAGGGCGAACCGGATCTCGGTGGCGTTGGCCCCATGGGCCTGCAGGAAGTCGCCGATCACCTTCTCGGCGTCGGGGGTGAGGGAGGCGGGCATGCGGCGATCCTTTCGAGGCAACCGGGGCAGGTGATCAGCTCGGGGCGGTAGCTGTGCGAGGGCACGCCGGTGGCGAACCCCGCGAGCAGCGAGGCGAGGTCGACGAGCTCGAGGCGGCCGCACCCGGTCAACACGGCCACCGCGAGCTCGGGCCCCTCGCCCGAGTCGGCGATCCAGCAAGTCACTTCGGCTCGGCGAGCTCGGGGCTACCTGCGTGCGGCCGCGGGTGCTCGGGCCACATCGCCGAGCCCGACTGGTGCCACCCGTCGCCGTGGCCCTTCGGCTTCCGGCAGTCGTACCCGTCGGGCACACCGCGCTCCGACTTCGACACCGCGCCGCACCGCTCGTAGCGCTCGTGCCGGCAGCTCTCGCAGCATGGGGTGGCGTGGCGCTCGAGGGACTGCGCGTCGCAGCTCGAGAGGTGCCGGCCGCAGTTGGGGCAGACGTGCGCGAGCTCGAGCGCCGCGGTCACGGCTTCGGCGATCATTTCCTGCGCTTCGTCGGGGTCATGAAGCACGGGCAGCTCGCGCTCGAACTCCACCGAGAAGACCGCGTGCTCCCGGTAGAAGCCGATCCACGTGCGCGCAACGGCCACCTGGTCGGCCTGGAAGTCGGGCCCTTCCTCGAGCTTCGAGTGCTCGAGGTGGAACACCTGGCCGCCCCACAGCACCAGGCGCGGCAGCTTCTCGGGGCGGCCGCTCTTGATCGGCACCCTGGTCTCGTGCCCGCTCGCGTCGGTCAGCATCACCACGAAGGCCTCGGTCGTCATGCGTGCTCCTCTTCTGCGTGGCCGCACTTGCAGCTCGTGAGGGTTTCCCCGGTCTCGGGATCTTCCGCGGCGTCGAAGTGCACGCACGCGCACCCCTCGCCGCTGCAGCCGCTTCGCTCCTGCGGTGGGGTCTGCAGGATGTGCCTGCACTCGCGGAAGAGCATGCCGCGATCGAGCACGCCCATGTCGGGGCGGAACCGCGCGCGCAGCTCTTCGGGCAGCTCGTACCAGTGCGTCTTGCACGCCACCCGGTCGATCGGGATCTGCTCTAGGCACCCCACGCGCGCGCAGCGATGCGTGCGGCTCTTCAGGCCGGTGGCGATCGCCTGCAGCGCTTCCTTCGTGCGGTCGCTGATCTGCCCGGTGTCGCTCAGCACGCGCGCCACCGCCCCGCCCTCGAGCTCGACGGCCACGCACCGCCGAGACTTCCGCCGGTGGGGCCCGCTCTTCGTGATCGTCTTCTCGCCCTTCGGTGGCCGCTTCACAGCGGTCCCCCGGCCATGAGCTGTGGCGGGCCGCCGCGCACGTAGCTCTCCTGGATCGCCTTGACCGCGAGCTCGCCGAAGCGCCGCGCCTTGCCCGAGTCGTTGACCACGATCGCCGAGAGGAACGCATCCTCGAAGGTCTCGACACCGGCGGCCACGCTCACCAGCTTCGCCTTCACCGCGAGGAACAGCGCGCGCCATTGCGCCCGGCAGGCTTGCTCCCACAGCTTGAACGCGGCCGCCGGCTCTCGCCGCTTCGGCACGCTGCCCAGCTTGTAGACGTGAAAGGCCGGATCGTCGCGCTTCGGCAGCTTGAGCTCGAAGAGCAGCGAGTGATCCTTCAACCGGAACGCCACCATGGCGACCCCGCGATCCTCGTCGCTCGAGGTGGTGAACCTCGAGGCGCCCTCCGAGAGCACCAGGCGCTCGAGCTCGGCGCGGGTGCGCGCAACGTCGACCGTCGTGTCAGCCGCGTACTTCACAGCGCCTCCCGAAGCCGGCGGGCCGCGAGCGTCGCCACCGCGAAGTCTTCGGGCTTCGGCTGCTTGCCCTTGCCCAAGAAGAACCTGGCCGCGCTGTCGAGCGCTTCGGTCAGCTTCTCGAGGTCGGCCGCGCGCTCCTGGCGTCGGGTGAGGGCCTTCGCGTGCTTGCCGTTCTTCGAGCCGAGCTGGTCGCCGCGCTTCACCTGCTCGTAGATGCGGCACGCCACCGCGCCCACCTGCTCGAGCTCTTCGATCAGGTTCGCCTCGTCGCCGTCGAGCACCGCGCGCGCCACCTCGCCCACTTCCTCGGTGAGCACCGCGACCATGGTCGAGAAGCCGGGGTTGCCGTGGCCCCACTTCTCGATCTGCCGGCCGCGCTCGGCGCGCACCGCTTCGGTGAACCTCGTGCGCGCCACCGCTTCGGCCACGCGCTGCTCTGCCTCGCTGCTCTTGCTTCGCTTCGCCATGTTCTTCCCTTCCTTCGTTGTGCTGCAGGTTGGACTGCTACACCTGGTGATCGACGCGCACCGGCTGCTTGCCGGTGACTCGCTTCCAGCGCTCGATCGTGATCTGCGCGTGCTTCGGCTCGAGCTCCATGGTGAAGCACCGCCGGCCGGTCTCTTCGCAGGCGATCAGCGTCGACCCCGAGCCGCAGAAGAAATCGATCACCAGCTCGCCCTTGTCGGTGGCCGCGTCGACGAGCTCGCGCATGAGGCCGACGGGCTTCTGCGCGTTGAACTCGCGCTCGTCGCCGGCCACGCGGGGGAAGCGCTGAATGTTCGGCTTGAAGGCCTGGCGCTGCCCGCGGGGGGCGCCGCTCTTCATGGTCTTCTGCTTCGGCGAGTTGGTGAAGAACCCGACCAGCTCGTAGCAGTTGGCCCACATCGAACCCATGCCGCCGTTCCCCTTGTCCCACACGATGCAGCCCTTCGGCTGCAGCTCGGCGCGCTTCACGCCCTCCCACAGCGCGGCCCACGAGCGCCAGTCAGTGCAGAGGTACACGTGGCCGAAGGTCTTCACGTGCTCGCGGCACAGCCGGCCCACCTGCTCGAAGAACGGCCGCACCATTTTGTCGTCGGCGATGTCGCTGCCGATCCCCGAGCTCGAGCCGTAGATCGCGTAGGGCGGATCGGTGATCACCGCGTCGCCGGTCTGCCCGTCGAGCAGGCGCTTCACGTCGTCGGGCTTCGTGCTGTCGCCGACGAAGAGCCGGTGCTCGCCGAGCACCCACAGCTCGCCCTCTTTCACATAGAGGGGGCCCGCGAGCTCGCCGCCGCCCTCTTCACTGCTACCGCCGGCGGCCTCTTTCGCCAGGTCGCGCAGGATCCGGTCAACGTCGCCGGCGTCGTAGCCGATCCCCTCGAGGGCCTGCTCGCCCGACTTCGAGAGCTCGACGAGCATCTGCTCGAGCGCCTGGTCGTTCCACCCGCCGATCTCGGTGAGCCGGTTCGCGGCGATCACGAAGGCGGCCGCCTGCTCGTCGTTGCTCGAGGCCCACCCGCGCTGCACGGGCACGAGCCAGTCGGCCGAAGCGGCGTCCTTCTGCACACCGGCGGGCGGGTCGCCCTGCCCTTCCTTCTGCAGCGCTCGCAGCGCTTCCACGCGCCCATGACCAGCGACCAGGCGGCCGGTGCGCTCGTCGACCACCGCGGCGTCGACGAACCCGAAGCGCTTGATCGAGACCATGAGCTCGCCGAGATCGTGGTCCTTCGGGTTCACCTTCGCCGGCATGATCGACGACAGCCGCATCAGCTCGATCCTTCGTTCGTTCGCCATGGGGTGCTCCTACCTTCGAGAAAAAACACCCGCGCCGCCGGTGCTGCACGGCGCGGGGTGCCATGCGCGCGGGGAAGGGAGTCCGCGCGCCGACTTCACCGCGGCCACCCCGCCAAGAGATCCGGCAGGGGGTCGCCAAACTGATCGGGCCAGGTGTGCTCCGACGGCCGGTGGGGCTCTTGCGTGATCGACGCGAAGATCACCAGCGTCGAGACGAAGGGTGCCCCGTTGCGAGCTCCCACGAATGGCACCCGCTGATCGAGCACGAGCACGCCGATCACCGCGCGCTGCCACCTGTACCAGTGCACCCGCGTCTGCTCGACGTAGCGGCACGCGCGCAGGCGGCCGGCCTCGCCGTCGCCCTGCATGATGTAGCGGTTCCACCATTCGGTGTCCGCGCGGTGCGGCAGGAGCGCGACCCCGATCGACTCGTCGTCGATCACCGAGTCGCGGCACTTCATCACCCACCGCGAGATCTCGGCGCCGTAGGGCGGGTTGCACCACCAGCGCTCACCGGCCCACGGTTGCTGCAGGCCGTTGGTGCGCTCGTCGAAGTAGCGCGGGTGCTTGTGGTTCTCGGCGTCGGCGCACACGTCGAGCGTGAACCCGATCGAGCCGTCGACCCACTCGTACAACCACGGGGGCGTTCCCCACCGCGAGTTGTCGACGATCTCTTCGTGCTTCGGCTTGCTCTTCGTGGCCGACAGCATGGGCGCCAGGCGCCGGCGAGCGCTCGCGGTCACGTTACCTCCGGGCGCTCGGGGGTGACCACCGCGGCCGCGGCACGCATCGCCCGCTCGATCCGCGCGAGCTCTTCGATCACGTCGGCGTGTTCGGTGGGGTGCGTGAGGTGCCGCGAGATCAGATCAGCGACCACGCGGTAGGCTTCTCGCTTCGGTTCGGCTTTCACGTGTTCCCTTCCCTTCCCGCGCACAGTGCCTCGCGTGCAGACCAGTCGTCAAGCGCGACGACAGCGGCGTCCACCGCGAGCACGTGCGCGAGCTTGTCGACGAGCTGCTGATCGTCGAGCACGGCGAGGATCGCGCCGGCAGCGTCGGCCACGTGTTCGCGCAGCGGCAGGTACGGCACCTGCTCGCCCTTCACCAGTCGCCCTGGGTAGCACCCGCGGATCTCGGGGAAGTGCTTCTCGAGCGCGGCGATCATCGCGTTCTTCTCGGCGAGGTGGTTCCCGGTCGCCGCTTTCTTGATCGCCTGGCTCGAGCGCTCGAGCAGCACCACGTGCTCGAGGCCGGCGGCCAGTGCGTCGACCAGACCGCGAGCTCGACCGAGGTTCTGCGCCACCTGCGGCGATTCGCCACCGAAGCCGGGCCGCTTCTTTCCGACGGGGGTGATCGCCTGCTCGACGGCGATCACGTGCGGATCCCACTCGCGCACGAACGCCCAGGAGCGCCGCGCGAGCTCGCCGAAGCGCCGCAGCAAGTCGTCGCCCGCGCGCTTCACCGCCTGGTCCTTCTCGGTCTTGATCACGTCGCCGGCCACGAACCGCAGAGAGGGCCGCCCGTCGACCAGCTCGATCACACCGGCCACCATGCCGAAGGCCGACAGCGAGGTGTCGAACCCCACAACCCGGAAGCTCACAACCACCTCCGCGCGGCGAGCTCGAGCCGCAGGGCCTTCGCGGGTCGAAAGCGGATCGACACCGTGCGCGGCAGCTCCATACGCACCCCGGTCTGCGGATTGAGCACCCCGCGTGCCTTGCGCGTTGTGACTCGCCAGGTGCCGAAGCCGGGCCAGGTGAAGCGCCCGCGCTCGAGCACCGCGTCGGCCACAAGCTCAAGCATGAGGTCCATCAGCGCGCGCGCGTCGACCAGGGTGAGCTTCCGGCGGTGTGCAAGCGTTTGAACCAACCGCTGCAGCTCGGATCGTTCCTTCTTCGTTCGTTCGTTCATGGGGTTCCCTTCCTTCGTGGTGATCACTTCCGGCGATGAAGCCCGGCCGACGGGCACGTCGCGAAGTGCGACAGGTAGCGAGGGGCTTCGGGCGAGGGCTGCAGCGACTCGAGCGGGGCCTTGCCCGCGGCGTCGAGCACCACGGCGATCGGCCCGCCCGGCCGCTCGAGCAGCGCGACGTTCCCGCCGGCGGCCGGCTTCTCGTCGACGGGCATCGCCTTGCCCGCGGGGGTCTTCGCCCACCTGATCTCGGCTCCACAGCTTCGGCACTTCGGCATGGTCACTTCCTCCTGGTCACTGCATGGGCGCGCAAGATCGCGCGGTCGAGCGCGGCGAGGATCGCCGGCAAGGGCATGGTCTCGGTGAGCACGTCGAGCGGTGTGCGCAGCGACGGGTCGAGCAGTCGCCACAGCAAGTTCTCAGCGACGATCCCTGCGTCGACTCGCCACCGCGCCGCGGCCTCGAAGGCGCCGCGCAGGTCGAAGAACCGCACGCCCTCGTCGAGCGGCGAGCACATCGCCCCGAGCTCGAGCTCGCGCAGCACCCCGTTCACGAGGGCGAAGCCGCGCATGTGGTCGGGCACCTGGTGAAGCGGCCGCGGCCGGGCGGGGGAGCACCTGCAGAGGTGCCGCGAGTAGCCGTCGGCGATGTTCCGCCGCGCGCTGCGCAGCACCTCGAGCACTTCGAGCGCCGGCGCGGTGAAGGTGGGGATCGTCTCGTCGGGGATCGGTGTGTCGTTCACTCGGTGATCTCCAGTTGGGTGGCGCCCTTCGACTTGGCCGCCTTGCGTTCCTCGAGGGCCTTCGCCTTGAGCTCCTTCTCGAGCGCGGCACTTGCCGCCTTGCGTTCCTTCGCCGCGCGGATCTCTGCCCACTTCTCAGCTTCGAGGTTCACCAGGTCGCCGACGTTGCGATCGACCAGGGCCGCCTCGGTGTAGCGCGCGAGCTTCATGGACTGGCCCTTCTTGCCGAGCGTGTTCTTCAGCACGGTGAGCCGCAGGAAGTCGGGCTCCTTCTCGCGCTCCCACAGACCGACGATCACGCGCGATCGCCGTTCGATGTACGCCGACTCGGCGATCTCCGAAGGGCGGGGCGGCCGCTCGAAGCCGTCGGCCGGCCGCGCGGTGTGCACGAGGACCACCCATGGGGTGTTCGTCGAGATCGCGGTGGTGCGCATGCGCCGGTAGCTGTGCGCTACCTTGAGGCGAAACTGATCGGCGTTGTCGGCCGGGCCCTCGTGTTCCACCTCGGAGCCGTTGTCGACGTAGATGCACCCGACCCCGCGGTTGTACACCCACGCGGCGCCGCGCCGGCACAGCTCGTCGGTGCTGATCTGGTCGTGCCGGTAGGTGACCAGCTTGCGCAGCTTCGCCGCGTGCAGCGCAGCAACGTCCTGGAAGCGCCCCGCGAGCTCGGCGTCTCGCCGGCGGATCCCGATCTCGCCGACAGGGATCCGAAGGTCACGCGCGATCAAGCGCTGCGCGACCCACCTGGTCGCATCCTCGAGGCCGAACAGCCCGACGGTGAACCCGAGATCGATCTGCGCCTCGATCGCGCTCGCCAGGAGCGCCGACTTGCCCACGCCGGGCTGCGCGGCGATCACGTTCAAGCTCGGGCGCCACCCGAGGATCACACCGTCGAGCGTGGTGATCCCCGTCGGCACGATGTTCGTCACCTCGCCCGCCTCTTGCCGTTCCCAGTCGTCGGCGATCTCGAGCACGTCGTCTTCGCCGGTTCCGTCGGCTGTCGTGTACGACTGGAGATCGCGCAGGTAGGCCTCGAGGGCCGCGGCCGCGCTCGGCACGTCGAGCTTGCGCTCTCGAAGCTGGCCCACGTAGCTCTCGAGCGTGCCGAGCAGCGAGCGGTGCCGAACCACCGCGCGGAAGTCTTCGACCACCTGGCCGAAGCTCTCGCGGTCGAGCTCGTTCGATACCTGCAGCCGCTTGAAGTAGTCCTCGTCTTCGGGGCCGAAGTGTCGAGAGGCCGCGCCGAAGCTCCACACGGTCTTCGCCGACACCGGCTTGCGGCGCCGCGCCAGGGCCTCGAGGATCTTCCACCCCGTCGACAGCCGGTGCTCGTCGGGGAAGTCGAGATCGGCCGCCTTCAAGCCCGAGCTCTCGAGCAGCGCGATCGCTGTGCTGCCCATGGTCGGCCCCTCAGCGTCGAGCAGCGCGCCGAAGATCGTCTCCGCGAGTGCCTTGCTCACGCCGGCCGCTCCTGGCTCGCGAGCACCTGCAGCTCGTAGTCCTTGCGCGCCTTCATGAGCTGCCGGGGCGAGGCGAAGGCCTGCAGCGGATAGGCCGGGTCGAGCCCGCGCGCCCAATCGTTGTGCTCGAGGAACGCGTCGAACACCGGCGGAATGTCGGCCTCGGGGCTCACGTAGGCCTCGCCGGCGAGCTCGCGCAGGGTCTCGTCGACCTTGCCGAGCAGCGTGTTGACCAGCGCACCCGGCAGGGGCTCGGGCTGGTCAGGCATGCCGAGCTCGCGCAGTCGAGCCACCCGCGACTCCTGCAGCTCGGCGAAGATCGCCTCCCACTTCGAGGCCTGGCGCTTTCGCTTCTCGGGTTTCGGAATGTCGAGCTGTAGATCCTTTTGATCGATCTTCGATCTTCGATCTTCGATCTTCCCCACACTCGGCGCACCGATCACCGGGTCGCTCAGCGCACCGACCAGCGACCCATCACCGCCCCCCGTTTCGCTAACCGGGTCGGTGAGCGCCCCGGTGACCGAGTTGGTGCGGTGCGCGGCCGCGGTCTGCGCTGCCTTGATCCGCATGTAGCGATCGAGCCCCCGGATCCGAACCATCCCGGCCTGGCCGTCGGGGTCGATCTCGAGGTAGGCGAAGGCCTGCAACACCTCGAGGCCGCCGGGCAGGAAGGCCTCAACCACCCGCGCGTGAATGATCGCCGTGCGCTGCTGCCAGCATCGGCGCCACAGCTTCATGAGCTGCCAGCCGCACCGCTCTTCGGTGATCCCGAGATCCTGCGCCATCGCCGGCACGTCGTCGAAGACCTCGAGCTCGATCGCGATGTAGGGCTTGCGTTTCTTCGGCACGTCGATCCCCTCCTGCACAAAACAACCCCGCCGGCCCGGTGAGAGACGGGCTCGGCGGTGGCACCCGAAGGTGCACGATCTGAAAGGTGGCGACGGCTCTCACCCCGTCGAAGCGCCGGCAGGGTCGCTCCGAAGTTGGGGAGCCGTCAACCGAGATCTGCCACTTGCAATCCGTAACTTCAAGAGCGAGTGTGCCCGACTTCAGGGAAGGGAGCACCACATGCACGAAGAGAAGGAAGCGCCGGCGAGTGCAAACGTTGACACGTCGCCGGGTCTCTCACCGCGGCAGCTCGCGCTGCGGCGAGGGGGGATCGGCGCATCGGAGATCGCGGTTCTGGTCGGGTTGTCGCGGTGGAGTTCGCCTGCGGCGATCTGGGAGTCCAAGGTGCGCGGCACCGGCGCGGTGTTCTCGTACCCGGCTGAGCTCGGGCTCGAGCTCGAGGATCCGATCGCTCGAGTGTGGGGCCGGCGCAACGCGCGCGAGCTCGCCCGCGTCGACACGTTGGTCCACCCGGCGATGCCCTACGCCCTGGCGACACCCGACCGCGCGGTGTTCGTGCCTGGCGTCGAGCTCGGCGCCCGCCTGGTTGAGCGCGATGGTGTGCGCGTGCTCGAGAGCTGCGAGGGCGCCGAGCGGTTGCTGCAGGTGAAGTCGACCAACTGGCGCATGCGTCGGTTTTGGGG